CGATTGTCGCTCGTATTGCGCCACCGCAGACTGCATGGCCTCTATGCGCTCGTTAGATGTTAAATGACAGCCGCCCACGTACGCCGCCGTTATCAACAGCAATATGCCGGTCAAAATAAATGTTTTGTTCGTTCGCATCGTATTCCTTTCTGTAAAGTTACATCCTAGACACACGCTATTTACTGGCTGGCATCACCGCCTTCCGCCGCTAATTTATGAACAGTTACCATCGCGCCCGGTCTGTCGCCGTAATGCTTGCTCGCTCCCTGGTTTACAATCTGGGCGTCATCTCTCCATATTACCTTGTTCAAGGCATCCTCGACGGCGCGGAACATCTTAGTTGTATCCGGCTTCACAATATGCGCCATGGGTGCGCTTGGTTTTAATTCGTCGTGGTTTCTGCCGGTGCCGTAATGTCCTTTTGGCCGCGGCAGGTAAAATTCTACGAACAAGGCAATCGGTCCCGTCCATAATTCCCATCCGCCGCCTACCTCCTCCAGCGCGCGGCCTTGCACTGACGCTCGCCATGCCGGGCCGCCTTTGCAACTGTCATGGGCGTACATTTTGCCGCTCTTTTTGCTCCGCCGCGGTGTTTTACTTCCGGCCGTCATTGGTATGCCGGGGACAAAAAAACTTATTATCTCTTTCGCCTTCGTTTTCATTTCACCCTCGCAAATTCTAACGCCCATACCCAGGGATTTATTTCCCGGCCAAAGCCGCGCTTCTCGACGCGGACGGATTTAACCTCTAAGTTAATCCGCGAAGCCCAGCGCGGCATGAACATCGCATTCAGTATCCCCCCGTCATCTTCGATGGGTTGGTTTGGATACGTATAATCGGCCATATATGCACAACTCTTATCAAACCAACTTTTTGCTCCTTCTTCATTGTCGATGAATTTTGGCCATTTTAATTGCCTGTTTTTGCCCACAGGGAGTTTTTCATAACACCAAACAGACTCTTTTACCCACAACATATCGCCGGGCGCGCCGTAGGGACATTTGATGCGACTGCCATGTTCGTTTTCCCATCCGGCTCGCCCATTGACAACAATAGGATTCCACCTGACCCCATTCGGCTGCGGTTTTGTCACGCGCCGCGTCATCGTCTTGCGACCATCGAGGATTGCACGCACCATGTCGCCGGTGAATAATATCGGGTGGTATTTCATCCCAGATCTCCCTGCTCGTTCAGTTGCCGGAGAAAGTCGGCAATGTCAACAATAACCTCGCCGCTAAGTTCTATTTCGTTATCTACGCTGAACATATATTTCCTGTCTTGTGAACAATAGTATAATGCTCCTAAATACACACCCTCTTTATTAAGACAATTCCACGTATTCATCAGCGCTGTATCTATAAACGTCACATTTTCATATAACGCTTCGCCTTTATGTTTGCCGAAAGGCATTGTAAATTCATTCATTCCGCACCTCCCGCGGCTTTTACGATTTGCGATCCATACTTATCCATCCATATCGCCAACAAGGACACGTACAGCTCATATTCATCCACCTGCTCCGGCGTGTAATTATTCTCCGCGGCGCATCGCCGCACATTTTCTTGCCACCACGCTAACGGCTTGTCGATACAGCCGGAACGAATTGTATCCGGACCTGAGACCTCCATATAATATCGACTGCCGCTGAAGTGCAGCGGAGGCGTTGGGAATAAATAACCATTTACGATAAACGTGCAGTTGTCCCGTATGGTGATTGTGTAATTGTCCTGCGTGGTGATTGTGCAGCCGCTCCGCGCGGTGATTGTGCAGCCTCTCAGCGCGGTGATTGCGCAGTTGTTCCACGCGGCGATTCTGCCGTAGTTCCGCGCGGTGATTGTGCCGTTATCCCCCGCGGTGATTGTGCAGCCACTCCCCGCGGTGATTGTGCTGTTGTTCCACGTGGTGATTGTGCAGCCGCTCCCCGCGGTGATTGCGCAGTTATCCCCCGTGGTGATTGTGCCGTTATCCCCCGCGGTGATTGTGCTGTTGTTCCACGCGGTGATTGCGCAGTTGTCACAATCACTAAAATCTATAACTAAACCGCTAATTGTCGAGCTAAACGTTCTTGTATCTTCGTCCCATGAAAATAACTTCAATGCCAGCGGCTTTCCATCTTTCAGCACTCTTTTTCTCACGTCAATCTTTTTCATCGCTACCTCCGGCGGCTAGTTGCTGCTTCTGCTCGTAAAGCGACATTGTCGGACGTAGGTTTGCTTTCTTAAGTTGTTCCGGCACCGACACGGGTATCAATTCCTTTCCGGCGATTTTATTACATATATACGTATAATATACCTTCGCTTTTATTATGCTTTCTCCGTGTTTTTCCAAGTGCAGCCTTTTTCTCTCTGCAATTTCGGCGTCCATTTTTTTTGCCTGCTCTAAAAATACCTGCCATTGCGCATAATCATAACCGCCCTCGATGCCGGAATAATTATTCATCCCGTATTCTGCATACTTCGTCCACTGAGCCTTGCGGTAAAACTGGGCGGCGACCGGATTGTCGTTGGGTATGCCGAACACCACCTTGCGGGGACATGTACTTTTGTGCTTGCGCGTGAACTTCAATAAATCCCAAGCGTCCGGAGTATATGCCTGTTTGCCGCTTGCGCTCATTGCTTCCCGGTATTGGGACAAGGCGTTTATGAAGTCCTGGAAATACAACTTACGGCGATTGAAGATGTCGCATATTTCAGCTATGATTCCATCCGTAAGTTTATTGTGGCCGGAATAATACTTGCTTAGTTCATCATACGCCGCATTTTGCGTCAATTTTGTGGTATCCATCAGTACAATTTCTCTCTTTCTTCCGCCTCTTTATCTAGGCGGGCATATTTTTCCTTGTCAGTCTCTTTTTTCAGCTTACCTTCGGCAGAGTCTTTGTCCATGCGATTTATGATAATCCCCGGCTTAGTGGCAGGGCGTTCTTCAATGTACACTAGGCAGGCTTGTTTGCCGTAGGTCTTTACCGCCACTTTCCATTGCCGGTAATAATGCTCAATCAATCCTACCTGTCCAGTTTGGTCTGTCCATCTTTGATACACCTCATCAGTGTTTGTGTCTGTCTGTAAATTCATAGGGGGGTAGGGGGGTTCTTCTTCCTTATTTGGTATTGGTATTGGTATTGGTATTGGATAGCAAGGTTTAAGCATTGCTTGACCGTTGCTTGGGCTTTTGCTTTTAGCACCCTTATTATGCCTTGCGTTCGCTGCTTTAACTGCCCTATTATGTGTCATAACTCTATACTCTGACTGCTTTTGTAGTTCCTTAGATACTCTCTTGTGCGTTATTTTACCATCAATTATCTCGAACTTATTTGAAATTTTCTCATACATTAACTTGGCTTTATCTGATCGTTTAACTCCGAATAACTTAGCAATAACTACCCAGCTAACGTCGAGATAACCGTCATTTAACCACAAGTAATGTATGAGTTTGCAGTAACAACCATACTGCTCCATGTCCCAAAACATGACCTCTGTGTCACTAAAAAAGTCAGCAGGGAATACTTGGCAAGAGTTTGTAGAACGCATATTTGGTACGCCCAAAAATAAAGGTTTTAGCGGGCTGGCAAGACAGAACACAAGGAACTGTACCCGCCAAAACCTTGAATCTCGTATCGGATTTCATTGTGTCCCATCTTGCCATATCCCAATTATCCCTCATTATCCCAGGCTGTCAATGGTTTTTTTGGTGACCCGTCACCCTTTATTTTTAAGCCGGTCGGTCGGTCGCTCGACCCACATTATTCGCTTGAGTTTCACAACCAACCGGCGAATATGAAGTCATTTTTCCCCTTCGATCTCAGCCAGGAGTTGCTCAGCTTCGGTCTTTAATTTCTCGTTTGTCCAAATATCCGCGGCGCCCAAGAAAGAATCCAGAAAATCCACCAGCCTGTCGTGGTAATTCGCGGCCTTGACAATGAAGCGGGCGTTGGCTGTCAGTTCTTTTTCCGGTCTCCCACCTTTTACTAATGTAGCAATTACCTTATTATTGCTGGCCCTTACAATGTTTTTAAGCGGAGTTGTTTTCCACGGAAGCGACGTATGCGAACTTTTCTTTTTCATACTTCCTTCTCAATCTCGTCCAGGATTTCATTATCGTCTGAAATATCAGGTTTTTCCGGCCACCAGTCAGGTAGTTTGTCGGTCATATCAATACTCCGCGGTTCCATCACTCGCTCTCCTTCCCGGCGTTAAAATGGGGGATCATTATTGATTGTGGACCCATTGTCCGTAACTGCTTCTGTTTCCTGATTTGTGTTCACTAGTGGCCTTTGTGGTTTGGCCGGTTTGCTCTGTGGCTTTTGGCCCTGCCTAAATCTAGCCTCTATCGTTTTGGTCCATTCACGGTCCACGGATTGATATTCTTTGTCGCCACTGTTAAGCATAGTCAGGCTCCATTCTTCGTAGCCCTTGATATTGTGCTTACAGGATAATTCTATTCCGTCATATAACTGTTGCTGAAATCGTGGCTCGTCACAATTTCCATTCCAACTGATTTTCTCTAGTTTTTTCTCTGTGAACGGCCAAGCAGCATCGCTCATATATAGCAATACGTCACGGGTGCAGGGCGAAATGTCGCTCCATTGCTCTTCGTCTGCTATATGAGTTACTTCAAATCGCAGGTACATAAACGGGGTGCGTTTTTCGTTGTCCATCGCGGCCACTCCGGCTTTAAGTAAATGACCATAATATTGTCCAGTGTCTAACATAGTTATGCACTCCTTTTGTTAGGTTCAATGTGCTGCCAGATTGTATTCCAGATTTGGGATGGATCTTCCGGTATTTCAATTACATCCGGCATCCCATAACGATTTTTGGCGTCGAAGGTATCTCTATGCTCGGTATAAAGTACCCGTTCTGTACCGCCAATACCCTTGCCCTTTTTTCCTTTGGTGTCAACTTTGTCAACGATTGTAAGAAACGTACCAAACAAAACCGCGTCGGCCCATCTGTGAGTTAGACTCCATGTTTTTTTATGTAGGTCCGCAATATACTTATCAAAGTCTGCGCCGACGGGATTTTTGAAATCCTTTATTTGATAGTGACTTGTCAGCACAATGGTTATGCCCTTATCTTTTAATTTGTCTAGCTTGGCTAACAGACCGATCCAATCCGTTAAAGCGGTATCGTAACCCTTCTGGTAAGATGCAAATCCCGTATCACCCCAGTCGTTATTATAATCACGACGACAAACGTGTTCATGGCACAATCGTTCTATGCCATTTAACGCGTCAAAACCAATTATTTGGTGTGGCAATTTGTCATCCATACTGTTTAAGTCGTCTAACAAAGCTAACAATTCCGACCAGGTGTTTATCGTTGTGTCATCAATTTGTGGAACTCGGCCCGCACCTAACAAGGTTTCGTACCCGGTTTCACCGCGTATTTGTACAATGGCTGCATTTGGCGCAAAAGCTATAGCACTGGTTTTGCCCCAGCCCTCAACGCAATTCAAAACAATTCGAGGCGGCTTAAACTCAGCCTTGCTTTTACTAAACTTCGGCACGACAACATTAGTTAATTGTTTTAGTTTATTGCCGTTCGTGCTAGACGGTGGCGGCAAGTTGGGTTTTGTCGGCGGTTTTGTTTGTGGAGGATTCATTATTATTTTCCTTTTGTTCCAGTTCAGGATGAACATTTTTAGCTATTTCATATCCTTCGGGTATTAAACCAGATTCGGGGTCATATCCATTGGTGCACAAATCAAAATACGGACAAGTGCCATAGCCAATACAGGCGCCGGTATTACGCGGCCAACGGCCATGCCTATAACAATCACGAAGTATTTTTGCTGTTTGCCAAAGCTCATAGCGAGCATCATCCAGATCAGATTCCAGTCGATGAATTTCCCTGCGTGCGAAGTAAAAGTCCGGGCGCCTGGCTATATCGGCGGTGAGTCTATCGCCGTACATTTCCAAAGTTTCAATAATGGCAAATCCTTTTTTCCCCGGCACGATTTGTGCTTCTTGTGCGTTTACGGCGAATGAAACCTTATCGTATTTCACGTCGTAGGTATCAATTACAGTCAATTTTTCATCCTTAGTAAATTTATGTAAATAGCGACCCGATAAAATTAGCTCTGCCGTAGCCTTTTGCGTTAGAGTAATTGGTTTGGCCAGCGTCGGCTTACGAGTCACATCATAAAGGGTGGTATTTATGTCATAGCCAAGATACTGAGCGGCCAAGACATACATACTAATTTGACTGTCAATCCTTAACCGTTTCCAATAATCGGATTCGGGCGATAAGTCGGTGCTGGTTGTTTTGTGCTCCACATTAGTCAGACGATTATCTGGCAACATACCAATTTTATCGACTACGCCGAATGCACGGTATGTACGGGAGGAGCGACCGGTATCGGGGTTCACTATCGGCATTTCAAAGAATCGCTCAGACTCCAATATCTTGATTTGATGATCTGGCTCGCTCCATCGCCAAAAATAACCACTTAGTAATCGCCCTACAATTTCTCGTTCCAGTAACCAATCGGGCAGAGATTCTTCCGCCACATTGTCAAAGCCGGTATCGTAAAACTTTAGCGCTTCGGTCACGGCTTTTTCTGACGATAGTCCTTTGGCTCTTAGGTCTAAGCCTATGTGGAACACTTTGCCCATACGCAATGGCTTTTCATCAACAATTCGACGTAAGCCAACTACATAGCTTAGAAAGTGTTTACGCAAACAGGTCATGGCTGTTTGCTTTCTACTATACGTCAATACGTCACTATCCATTGGCTTCACTTTCTTTCATATGGCCGGCGGAGCAAAAGGACGGTAATGCCCCGCCGACCTCTTTTTTCTTTTTGCTCATCAGTAATTGACTTACTGCAAGACTTATAGCACGACTAACAAGTTCTTCGGCTCATCGACACATTGGCTTATAGCCGTCGTCCACGATGTATCGCCTACTTATGAACATTTACTGCGCGACTTATAGCTTGACTTACTGCATTACTAATTTCGCTGTCCGTTCCGGCTAGTTCTTCTTTTGGAATCGCTATTTTTAATGTGTACGGCATTTTAATAATCACCTCCTTTCTTGTGATATTGATATTATCATTTCCTATCGCCATATCGATATTGAATCCGAACGACCTCATTGATTCGTTTACGCGGTCGATTAGCTCAAATATCTTTTCCATCGCCGTCACTTTCTTTCATATTTAGTCGCGGGCCGGATCCCCCACCCGGCGCCTTCGCCTGGCAGCCTATTCACTTTTAATAACTAAGTCAGTTGGTTCTTAAAGTGCTTGACAACATATTCGTGCATTGCTTTCAATTCCCCAAGCCGACTTTCGGTATCTTTTATATGCAAGGCAATTATTTTTGGAATAAGATTTTCCAAGTCTAATGCTGCATGGAAATCGAGCCACTCTGAAACGCCGCCGATAGTAATTACAATCCTGGGGTTATCTTCCCACATTGAATACATCTGCCAGCCAAGATCAATGTTATATTGCTTCCGGTATTCCATCATAATATCATGCAACTCATCTAGGGTGTAGCTGCCTACCTTACGAACATTAACTACTTGGCCGTTCATATCTATCTCCTTCCGGCTTATTTGCTGCCCCTACTCCGTTCGCGGGCGTGTTTCTGCCGCCTGCAATCCAATGGCGACGGCGAGTTATTTATCGTCGCCGTCCTTGACAGGTATATATTTATCTAGGTCGGCTTCTGGAATTATTGATTTTCGCGAGACTTTTATACATTGCGGAGCAACGATACCAATTCTCGTCTTGCCATATTTCCGCGGAAGGTTTTTGATGGCAATATCCTTATTTATATACACAATATCATTTAGCCTTAAGGTCAATACTAACATTACACTGCCCTTTCGTCGTCCGTGACTTTGATTCCCAGCTTACCAACCTTAGATAATAATTTGTTGACAAGCCCGGCGTATCGCGCGTTCCCGTGTTTGATCTTATCAAGCATGTCAATAGCTTCCTGTAACAGCGATTCCTCCGTGTCCTTCGGCTGCGGGCGGCGGATGTTCAGGAACCAACCTACCTTACAATCGATTTTGTAGCACAGGTTACAATTCCAGTCATCTTTTTTGTAGGTAGCAAAGAACCAGCCGTCCTCCCAATTCTTGTTATCACGGCTCACTTCCACCTCATCGCCAGCCTTAAACCTATTCATTGCTTGCCCTCTCAGCTTTCAGTTTGTCGTTAAACTCTTTAACTTTCGACAAAACATTGCGGAATTGGCTATCTCCGTGATCTACCAAGTTACAACCCGCTTTATATAGTTCCTCCAGTAGCGATTCCTCCGTGTCCTTCGGCTGCGGGCGGCGGCAATGGCAGAACCAGCATACACTGCTATCGGCGGTGTAGCATAGGTAGGAATTCCAGTCCGCTTTTTTGTCGGTAGCAAAGAACCAGCCGTCCTCCCAACCCTTGTTATCATGGCTCACCTCCACCTCATCGCCAGGCTGGAATTCAGGGACAGGAAAGATGTCCACTGATAAAGGCATAAGCAAATCACACGTCTTTATCCGCACGATCAAAGAAGGAAAAGGAAGATGCGCACCACGAACCTCCTGAACCTTTGCCTTTACAAATACGTCATCGCCAACCTTAACCTCATTCATCGGTCACACATCCTTTCGTAGTAATCATCGGGATTGTATTCTTCCCTTTCGTCATATTCATCGTCGTATTCATCGTCGTAATCAATGTCTCTCTGGCGAGCCCCAGGCGGTAGGTTTCCGATATGTGAAGTCATTCTGCTCATTTTATCCTCATCAACTTTCTCGCCAGATAGCCCAGGCACGTGCCCACTATCGCAAAGATATTGCCTCGATCATCTTTGGCATATTCGCCGTTGCCGATCTTGAGTAATCCCGGTTCGCGAAAACGACTAAGTAGGTTATTACTTTGTATTCGTGTTGGCTTCATGGCGCACTCTTGAAATTAAAATGGGCCGGGGGCAGGAAAAAACACGCAAAAATCCCCCGGCCCGCTCCGCTCTCTCTTTTTCTCCCTCCCGAAACAGCTTGCGTACCTGCCCCCATCCCCTCATGACCCCGCGATCTTCTGTGTATGGCTTGGGCAGCATTATTTCGTTGGCCCCTTTGCCAGTACGACCATTTTTTCATGGCCCGCCTTGGCATCTTCGAGGGATGTATAGCGATCTATTTCTTGATCGTGATCCCCGCCAAAAATCATTGTTTCCCACAACATTGGCGGACCTACGCCAAAGCGATGGTCGATCCCTAAAAATACAGTTGATACATAGACATCGGGAGAAACGGTGGTTTTCGCCACGGCACGATCGGCGGATTCAAACCATCGCCCCCATTTATAAATATCGGGCTCTGGCATAGGCTTGCCGTCTTTTAATATATATCTATCCGTCATCTTGCCTATCTTCCCTGACCGCCATAAAGTTTACAAGCCGACCAGTTGTCACGCTCAGGGAGGGGCCTGGAGCCTGGCCGGGCTTGCAAACTAATCAGCAATTTAGTATAGTTAATTGAGCGTGACATAATATTAAGCTCCTATTAAATTATCTGTGATGAATACCCTATGTCCATCACCTATTACAGATTACATCATAATTGCCGATTTGTCAAACGGCTCATCCCATTATTTTTTCAGGTATTAACATAAGTTCTTTCCTGGTAACGAATAATAAAATAGAAGCCTGCGAAGAATTGTTGTTATGGACAGATATGTTCTTCGCAGGCTGTAGGGTTGACAATCCATAATTTATATCGTATATTATCATTATGCCATTAAAAAAGGGAAAGTCAAGGGAAGCCATTAGTTCTAATATCGCAGAGCTTGTTCGGTCCGGAAGGCCGAGGGATCAAGCAGCGGCTATAGCCTACTCTAATGCCGGTAAAGGCCGGAAAAAGGTCATGGCAATCCCAAGAAAAAGAAAAAAGAAAGGAAGATAACTATGAATGAAAAACCACAATCAGAGCGTTGGCCGGTAACCGTCACCACTGCCGGGGCAGCTTTCGTGACGCCATTACCGGCGCCGAGTAACAGCCTAAGTCATTACGTAACCGGCATAAACTCTTCTGGCGCAGCAGTTTGCGTATTTCCGCGCCGCCAATGCGTACTATTTAATGAGGCCGCCGCCGCCGATTTCATTACCGTGGCCGACGCCGCAGGCGTGCAGATAGCAAACTCCAAGGATTTCATCATCCTGTTCTGGTTCAAGGCTGCCAAAGCCCAGGTGTCCACCGGGGATTTTGTCTCTAAAATCAACGGCACAAACGGTTATACGGTAGAAATCGACGCATCCGGCAAGCTCAAAGTATCCATCGGCGACGCCGATACCGAGGCGACAATAACCTCCACGAACGTCGTAAACGACGGGAAATGGCACCATGTAGCCATTTACGGCGAATATGGATCTGCCACCGGCCTCAAGTTGTTTATCGACGGTGATTCTGCTGCGACCGCCGTTACGCTGGTCGGGGTCACCGGAATAGGCACCGGGGCAGCGGGCTTGATATTGGGAGGCGGCGCCACAAGCGCTACCAAGACGATACACATGAGCCAGTTCGGGATTTACGTAGCTACTGATTTATCAACGACTTATGCGACTATTATCGCCGCTCATTATAACAAAGGCGAATCAGGCGAGGGCGGCGAAAGGGTCGTCGGTAAGAAGTTTATCGGTACAGAGACAAATTTACAGGTGGCCTACAACCTGGACGAAGGCGCCAGCACGGTAACGACGGACCTGGTAGGGGCATTGGATGGTACTGCGGAGGCAACCGTGACCTGGGTAAATGACGGCGTGCCGTTCGAGAATTTCAAAAACAACGTCGCCGAACCGCTCCCCGCCGTGACTATAACAGCAGTGGCGGCGGGCAATACCAATATACAGTTCCCTCATCCCATCAAGATAGGTCGCAATGCGCCGTTACACGTGTCTATATCGGCGGCGGCCACGGTCACATTTTTTGGTTATACAGACGGAGTATAAGATGAAAACCAAACCAACTGATTTTCGCAAAGCGGTACGTACCGGAGAAGAAAAGGTAAAGCTGGGGCCTCCCATGCCTATGCCGGGCTACATCATGGTACAACAGGTTAAGACCCCGAACGTTTCGGAAGGCGGCATCGAACTACCGCAAACCTCCCAGGAAGATTTGCCCTACGGTATGGTGGTAAAAGAAAACCCATATGATATCGCAGCAAGAATAGAACCCAGACCGGAAGATAGACCTTGTTTTGAGCCGGCAAGGTCGATGGACCGGGCACTACTTAAAAACGGCACAATATCCATCCAGTTAGGCGACTATGTCCTGTTTCCGCCCCATGCCGGACATTTATTGCCGGACGAGAAAGAACGTGGAGTACAATGGGTATTTATCAAACGGACCGATATTATAGCTGTTTTTGAGGCCAAAACTTAGAATCCTTTCCAAGCGGCGGAGTGGGTTTTTGCGCTCTGGTCTTCCCTGGGCCGTAGTGTCTTTTTTCTCACTCCGCCGTTTTTATGGCATAAACGATAGCGAGCCGCCGCCCTGTGCTAAATCCTCTCCGGTCTGCTCCGCCATTGTCATAGCGGCTATCCCGCCGAACAGTGGTTTGTAGTCGGCTCCCATCGTATTTAGTATCCGCTGTAAACGGGTCATTTCCCTAGCCTTCTCTACCGCCTTAATATCCGATTTTTTGATCTGTAACGGGCCAAGTTGCGGGTATCGGCGCTGGTATTCCGCCTGCACATTACCGGCCTTTTCCATGTCGTTTTCGACCATTGCCGCTATATACTGCCGACGGTAATCATGCAGGATATCTCCCTGTTTTAACAGGTATTCCCCCAGTTGCGATTCGGTGGACTGATCTATGGTTCTTAGCCCCATGCTTCGGGCGAATAATTGCAACGGAGAATAACGTCCGATAAGTTTCTGTTTTCGGTCGTACAGGGCCACTTTGCCCGATCGTTGCACTTCGGAGTAGTCTGCCCGGTAGGGACTCAGGTATTTATAGGCTCGGTGCGCTGCTAATCCGCCCGGAACCGCTACGGCAAGTTGCTGAGGCAGTTTTTCCGTCTCGCCCGTCCAGGCGGCATGGGCCAGCGAACCGGCGATGCCGGCCACCGGAGGCACAAGCGGCATAGGATAAAAAGGAGCATCCTGCCACAGGGGGGCAGGCAAGGCCCCTGCGAGCAGCCCTGAGCTAACATCTACCCCCGCCACGTGCTTTGCAGCCTGATATGTCAACGTGGAGGCTAACATGGCCCTTCCTACGGTCCCGTAGTCCCTGGCGGCCTTAACCGCCCCGGTCGCCGGGTCTATGGCCCCGGAGCCAAAGCGGGTGGAAAGAGCCAGGAAATCCATCATTCGTAACGGGAACTGGGTAAATTGTCTCAAGGGGCCGGGCACCCTGAGCATGGCTCGTGGAACTCCCAACGGCCCGCCGGGAAACTGGGTGGCCCTAACCAGGTTGGCGGCGAAATCTACAGCGCCGGCAGCTGCCGGACCGCCTGCGTGGGCAATCCCTGATTCCCAGGCCAAAAGACGGTTAAATCGCTCCGTGGCCGTGAACATGCCCATAGCCCCGGCCTTGCCGGTTTCTACCCATTTTCGTATTCCCGTTGCCCATACCTTAGGCAGCATTTCGGTCATATCGGCATATTGGGGATTGGCGCCGAGGCCCTCCCTGATAAATTTAGGAAATACCTTCTCCATCGCCATTTCGTCCGAACGGGTCAGAGAATAACCCTCGGCCTGAGATTTACGCAGTTCTGTAGCATAAGACCGTAACTTGGGAAACAGATTGGCCAGGCCCGCCGCCGTTGCCTTCGGCCCTACGACGTTCAATGAGGTTATCACCGGCTGCATCAGGTTTTTCATGGCAGGAGCCGGATTTACGCCCAGGGTGGAATAATACATCCAGGACGTTATCTTGGCCGATATACTGGTAGGGGAAGCGCCGCCGGACGGACTGGATAATGTTTCTGAGAGAAAATTGTGTACCTGATCTCCGCCGGGCATTTTATGGAACATATTCTTAATCTTGGGGAGATTCAAGGCGGTGTGATAGCGCAGTTTCATATCGTTATAGTTCATCTGCCGTTCGATCTGCCAGGGCGTTCGTTTGCCCTGTACCAGAGGCAGGTAGTCCCTTTGCAGAATATTCTTGCGGATCGGGTCCATGTGGGCCGCTTCCCTGGCAATAAGTTCATTATAGGTCTCGGTCATGCCCTTGTGTTTTATACTCCAGCCATACGTCGGGCCGGCAGTGTGAACGTAACGGCTGAAATCGTCGGTCAGGTCCAGGTGGTATTCCGGCAGTTCGCCGATAAATTTGGTGTTATCCAAAAAAGTATCGAGAGTGTTCTTGGCCCCGTTGGTTTTAAATAGTTCACTATACCGGCCCGCCATAGCGGCGCGGGTTCCTTTGTCCGATACGAAATGAGTTTCCAGAAGATTATCAAGCCGTTTTTCCAAAACCGCCGGTGAATCCGAAGTATTGAATATAACCCTGGCGTCCTCGACGAATCCTCTGCTCACCTTCTGTTGTAATTGCTGGATGGCCCCGTAGGTCTTTTTGTTCAGGACTCCCATGCCGTCCAGTTTTCCCAGCATTTCCATATCCGGCAGGCTGATACCGCGTCTCTGTAAAAATGAAGTGTCAAAAGGAGTAGCCATTTTACCCTGCTTGGCGTAATATTCCGCCATCTCCGGTACTTCCTGTACCAGGGTGCGCGGTCCCTTCATGTACTGCGGGCTGTAGTCGGTTAGGAAGCCGCCCAACTGCGCCGTCTTTTTCGTTCCCTTAGAGATAACGCCGTGCGGTGCAGCGATAGGAACGTCGCCCACGAAAAAATACCGATTCTGCAAGGCCCGTTGTAAGTCCTCCGCCGCGCCCGGGGTTTTGAAAAACACCCTGCCAATCTCATCGTAAATATTTCTCGTACTGGATGCCATATTTTTCATCGCGGATATTCGGTGGGGAGCGAACCCGGCGGCCTTGAGCGCGTTGAGGTCCAATAAGGCGTCATTCGCCAGATTCACCTGTGTACCTTCCCGTACCGCCCCGAATAGCTTATGTAGAGAACCGCCGCCCGCTTTATCCGCACCTCGGTTCATCAAGCTCATAATCGCCCGCTCTTCGCGGGTGGGCAGACTGCCGGCCTTGCCGACAAAGGTTTCTAATGTCTGGTTCATCTTGCCGATATAGTTTTGCATAAAGGCATGGGTTTTGTTCGAGCCGTCGAAAAGGGTTTTCCATACTTTCGGAAATTCGGCGAAGATACGCATAGGCGTACCCAGATTCTTACCGAACCACGATAGCCCGCTGGCCGCGCCTTTGGCGGTGCGGGCAAAATTGAATACACTGGCCGCCGGCAATATCGGGTATCTCATGGCTAAAACAGAACCGAGAATAACCAGCGGATTAGTGACTATATCGAGCATGGCCTTGATAGCCGGGTTATCTCCGTACCGTGAGCCGATGGTTTTTCGTTCTTCCGGCGATAGAGAAGCGGGCTGGAATATGGATTTGATGGAGGCGTCGTAGTTGCCTTGCTGGATATTGGATATTACCAGAGCGGGCCGATCATAGAAATTGAGCGGGAAGTTGTACGTGCTTTGCGCAAGCATATTTTTTGCCACAAGTGATTACCCTCCTATAGCGCCTTGTAGCATATTCATAAGGGTCTGCTGGTCGGGCGAGCCTTCCTGCCCCCCGGCGCCGCCTATCAATTCCTCGCCCTGCGCCACCGCCGGGGCCGACAAGGAAACCGGTAACGCCGAACCCGGACTTTGCAGATTCGCCAGCGCCGTCTGCTTTCCGGCCAGACTGCCCGCCAGGTGTTGAATCTTCTGCTGGTTGAGCATGTTTTCGGCGATCTCCTCTTTTTTTAGGTCGGGGTTGATTCCCTGCGACAATAGGTTCAGCCGCCCTACAAGTTCTTGCATTTTTGGCGTATCCTGTGACGCCACAATATCACCGATTGTTTTTTCGACCATCAGTAAGCCGATAAAGATTATCCCCACCGTCGTACCCACTTTCAATAAACCCCCTTTTTTGGCCACTGCGCCCGCCGCTTCCCCAGCGGTCTCGATGGCTCCTGCCGCGCCGGTCGCACCTTTTCCTACGTTCAGGAACTTGCTCGTTATATTCGTGCCGATCTTCGGCATGGTCGGTGATTTCAACATAGGAGATATCAAATTCTTGCCTTCTGTGGCCGACATCTTTTCGGCGGCGCCCCACAAAGATTTGATACGGTCGCTACTGTGTTTTTTGACATAATTCAGCATGTCTTTCGTGGCCGCCACTTCTCCTTTTTTTCCTTTGACGACTACGAAACGATCCACTATCTTTTTCGCTTCGGCAGCGCTCTTGGCAATCGGGCCTTTCGCCATAGGCGCAGTGACGGCGGCGCCCATAGCTATTTCGGTAGAGGTCTTGAGGGGTCCTCTCATAGAACCGGGCTTGACATATCCACGCATGAACTTATTGGTTGTGGGGGTAAAATTTTTGGCCATAATACATCACCTCTTTACTGTAACAGGGCCGCCACCGGGAACTCCGGCATAAATACGTCCAGATTTCCGCCGCCCGTCGGCATTTCCGGCGCTACGGGCTGGCTTGCCAACTGCGCCGCGGCTCCTATCGCCTGCGTTACCGACGGTTCGGAGGCCGCTTTCTGGGCCATCATGGTCATCATAAACTGCTGTTTCATATTCTGCTGTTCGTAGGCGCGCTGGTCCTCTCGTTCCTGCTTTAACTGTTCGGAGGCTTCTTTATCGTGCTTAGTCAGGTATTTCAGGTATTCGTCGGACGCTATCTGCTGCGCCTCAGCAAAGCCCTTCTGGGCGGAAATCTGTTTTTGCAGCACTTCCATATCCATACTACGGGGCGATTCCAGGCCCAGGCTATTGAATACGCCCATTTCCCATAGACCCTTGAATGACTCATTCAACACATATGCGCCGCCAAGCACCGCCGCCATTATTGCCAATACGTGCATGATTGTTCTCCTATTTCTCTATTCGTACGATCCGGCAGGACGGCCAAAAAAGGTCGGCGTTTGACTCCTGCGCGCTTTATTAAATTGCTCCGCTTCAAAATCCTCCAGGGATATATTCGGATTGGCTTCCGGATTGAGCGGGTTTACTAATTCTTCTTCGTCCTGAATATAATCGCTGAACATGGTCTGGCGTTTTTCCTTCTGTTTCGCCAGCCGTTCTTCTCGACGCGCGACGGCGGCAAATTCGCCCGGCCTCGCCCGGCGTCCTCGTATCATCCCGGTCGCCATGCCCCTTTGGGCCGGTGCGCTTTGCAGCGAACTCGTCGGCTCCGGCGGAAATTCAGGCAGGCGCTGTTGACGGCGCGGTATCCGAGAGGGCGGATTGCCGTTATAGATTTCGTTCAGGTACGGCCTGTCCGGTCCATGTATTTCGCCGTAAACGCCTTCACCCGGATTGAGGTAGGCCATGCGTTCCTTGATTATATCCAAGAATCGTTGCCGGTTCATGTCCTGCCCCGGCCCCGTTACATCGTCCATAATCCGCTGCTCTAGGTCACCCGGCGAGATTCCGCCGCGTATCGTGTTCATGTGGTCGAACTCGCGCGTAACCTGCGGGTCGTTCCTGCCCGCGCCGGTATGCAGTACGGCCCCGTCTATGACGGTATGATGCAAAGTCTTGTAATAATTAAGTTTTTCCATCAACTCTATATCACGATTCCAATGGCCTAACACTTCGACCATTTTATTCGACGACCAGTTTTGTCCTGGATTGTAGGATGCGATCAAACTTTTAATGGGCGAATATTCTTTTGGATTCATTACCGCCGCCATCCATTCTTCCGGCGTCATGGACTGTTTCAGTTTATACAGGTCTTTAATGAGCATTTGGCTGGCCTCGTCCGGGTAATTCTGCTCTAGGGCTATATCGTATTTGTCCGCCAATACGCCGGAAATATCCGCCATGACCGCCAACTGCTGTGCGTTCAGTTTTCCGGCTTTGATCTGCTCTTCCATAGCGGAAAGCAATTTCTCCGGGTCCGCGTCGCGCGGTATATTTGGGAACGCATCGTAGAATTTATCCCCGGCCCGGTTCAGGGAATTCAAAGTAATATCGTTCTCGTCGAGCGAACCATTGATTTGCTCTCTCAAATCGTTCCTGGATTGATTATACTGTTTATGGAGTTCGCCCCCTCTATTCACGCCGCCCATCACATCGCGAAGCTGTTTGGTACGTTCCTCTTCGCTGAGAAAGGCGGACATTATTCCCATGTAAGCCAACTCCATTCCTTCGTGATACCGATACGCCTCCGTACCGGCGCGTTCTCTGGCCAGTTCGTGTTTTCGGTCCATCTCAAAAAGTTTATCTTCGCGCGTAATCTGAAAGAGATTGTTCTGCATGTTCATAAGCCAGGCTAATTTTTTGTCCCGGTTCTGCTGCGCCTCGCGGATGAAATCCTGGTCGATAAACTTATTGTCGGTTTCATGCTGCATTTGCAATTTAGCAAGTCGCTCATAGACCCGCTGCCCGGACATGGTGGTCATCAAGGCTTCTTTTTGCATACCGATATTATTATACAGGTTACTGCGCGCCGCCGTATTGCCCAGCGGAGGTTCGGACATATTCGCCAACATCGCGGGATGGGGATTCATGCTCATTTTATCATCTCCTTATGTCTTAGCAGCTTCTTCGTTAGCAGCCTCTTCGTTGGCATATTTCACATTCATCCGCATACCGGTTCCCCCCAATCGCCCCAGGCCAATCTGTTCTTCGATAACATTGCTCCAATAATCCATAATCTTGCTCATAGACGGACTTAAAGGCACAAAGGTATTGTCCATGTTGCGCATAAAGTTCGCTATGGTTTCCTGGCCTCTCATTTCCAAATTATCGTAACTGATACGATTGGACTCACGCGCCTCGTCATTCATCAACGAAAACTGCGTCGAGGTGTTCCAGAGATTCGTTATTGCGCCGGCAAGCTCGGTGTGCATCTTGGCCGCGTTCTGCTCGGCCCAGCTTATCGCCTGCAAGCCGGCGGTATCCAGTCCGCCCTCCATCTGGGCCGCATCTATCCGCGCTTGCAGGGATTTTACGCCCGCGCCCAATTTTAACTGGCCCATCGCCGTTTCGACGGCGGCCACCATATTGTCGGCGGCGGTTCGCGCCTGTGTGGATAACGATGCCATCTTGGTCTGCGTATCGGAAACAAACCCGGCATATCGACTACGCAAGTCGGCGGCGGTGTCGTTATAGTGGGTACTGATTTGATTGGATAGCATACCCATTTCGCTGCTCTTGGCGGAATTCAACTGCGCCATGGCCGCCTGTTTCGCCTGTGGGTTGTCGGCGTATTGCGCATTGATTTGTCTCTCCATGTCGGCGTATCGAGCATCCAGGCCCGCCCGCTGCGTACTGATAGCCTTTGCCGTCATATCACGATAGGCGTCCAAGTCCTCGGTCCTGAGATTTTCGGCCCGCTCCAATCCCTGATCGTACAGGGTATCGGCGGCGGAAATGGCCTCTACTCTGGTGTCCTTGGCGCCTTGAACGGCCTGCCCGGCGCCCGCTTCGGTCCTGCCTACCAGGGCGTTGCCGGCGGCGACGATGCCTTCGGTCCTGCCCTTGGCTCCCTTCTGTAAATCGGATACGGTCGCTTTCACTTCGCCCGGCATACCGGAAACGACGCCCTTGGCCTGTCCCAGCGCGGCAGCGCCTACCAGATTCCCCTGTTCAATCTGCGCCTTTCGCGTATCAAAGGTTCCCTGTGCCTGCGCCTTTCCTTCTTGTACCTCGCCCACGCCGCCCTGTAATGTAGATAAGGCTTCTTCTTCCCTCGCTTTTTTCTCCTCCAACTCCTTCATTGCCTGCTGCAAATCATACTGTACCGCATTGGGATAAGATTCATAGGACGGTCGACGGATTTTTGTTCTCGTCTGAGCAACTTCGCCCGCGCCCGGCACCGGTTCCGGCCTGTTTGTCATCGGGTTGATTCGAGTCAGGGCCGGTTTTTTGGTCTTTTCTTTGGTGTAAGTACCGGCGATAATCTGGGCTAAAATATCCTCGTAGTTCATTGGCTTGACAGTGGCTTCTCCTTCGGGGGATACGGACACTTCTTCCACTCCTTCCTCGCCTACGAAGGCCCGATCTCCTTTTTTAATCTTCCCACCCTTTGCCATCCACGGCGTTCTCGAAAGCGGAGAGTTGGCTGGCATAATGGTTTGTCTGGCCAAAGGCCCGGGCGCACGAGGACCGACGGGCGGCTTTTTTCGCTTCGGCCTCGCTTGTGGGTTTATCGTGCTGGGGCCGGGTAAATTCTGCCTGATTCCTACAGGCGGCGGAATTGTGCCCGAATTAGACGGACCGGTCGGTATCTCTCCGGAAATCGGCTGCATAATCGGTTGTTGAACCGGCGATTGTTCCGGGAGCGGAGTATTGGTTAATCCGGCTATGATTCCCGGCGTTGCCGCCTGGGGCGTTATCTGCGGCTGCATTGGCGTAGGAGTTCCGATTATGGTACGTGACGGCGCCAGGCCTCCGGTTATATTCACCTGTGGCCCCCGCCTCATGGGGTCGTTATAGGGATCGGCAATTTCTTGGAATCGGTCAAGAAATCTCTGCGCAGGACTAATTTTGTTCGCTTCCTCGCCCGTAGTTACCACACCCGTTCCGACCATCTTCTGTTTCCTGCGAAACCAATCGGCCATTTCCGGATTGAACGGCCTTGGCACTAGCGGTCTAGCTCGGAATGTCATAATTTATCTCCTAAAATCAGGATGCCTTTTCGCTCAAGGTTATCGTACCGGTAATTAACAATCCTGTCAACTCAATGTCGTATGGGCCTACCACACACTCTATGTTTGGCTCAAGAGTAAAACCGTCCAATTTAACGGCCTTGCAGCACGTGGAAGGATTGGTGGTAATATCTATCTGCACTTCGCCTTCCATATCGTTCGTACTATCGGCGGCGGAGCCATATACGGTATCGCCCGTTTTGTCCCGAAACATACCAAAGGTGAGATATTCAGGCATATCCGACGCGATTCTCAAGCGCGTCCAGCGGGTGCATTTAATAGCGACCGCTTTTATTACCTTGCGGTGAAACAGATGATGCACGTCCATTTCCGGCCTTACGGGACTGAATCGCAACTGCATATAGAGCGCGTTACAGGCGATTATCGAACCGGCAGCCGGAATAATATCGCCCGCCGAATTACTGCCCTGCCAGGTTGGAGTCGGCGTATCGTTCACATAAGTCGTTCCCCGGTCGGACCCGGAAACTACGCGCACCACCCTACCGCCGCTCGGTGCGAGCGTCGCCAGGTCGCTTACGCCGTCCGCTACGGAGAACGTGGCGTAACTTGCGTTAGCAGTAGGACATATACCACCGTCCTTATCCTGATTGTAGTCGGGCGTTGCCACCACGCCGTCGCCCCGGACGAAATAGGCCCGGACGCCGCCGCCCTCGTTAAACTCAACGTCCGGCCCGCTGGTAACAACCTCAAAGGGAAAATCATAGAGCATGGTAATGCTCTGCGTGGAGTCCCAGAGACAGGCGCATTGACCCAAATCGGCGTTCAAAATAAATACGCAGCCCATCTTAGAGTCATATCCCATAGAGATATTGTCGGTATAGGCGGACCATTCCTTATGAAAAATACGGTTAAAGCCCTGTACCAACTGGCGCGCTCCGCCGCCTGCGCCCAATATCATCAATCCCTGCTGAGTGAGCATAACCACTTCCCGGTCGATAGCGCATATCGCTTCTTTGCTCAATAGCCCCCTACCGTCCTGCATCCGACTGATCGCCACCTCGCCGCCGGCCTTGCGTATCAGATAACCGGCGGTATTCGTAAAGGCATACAGATCGTCGCCGGCCCGGATAAATCGCTGCACCGGCCCGTCGCCCGGCAGTCCGGGATAAGAATATTCGCTGCCAAACTCCTCCGTATTGGTTTTGTACGGATTGGTCCATACCAAACCCACGCCGCCGTTGGTATCGGGGTCTTGCGCTGCAAATACGCTGCCTTCGTAATAGGCGCAGGCGCCGGAGTTCGGCGGCATAATTAACGGATCAGCCCAGGGGTCGTACCGTTTCTGCTGGACCAACGCGGCATCAGACAGCAGGCCCATTGTGGCCTGACCGGCCTTGGCAATGGTTTGTTCCAGGAAAAGATCGCCCGTATGGTACGGATCGAGCGGGTCGCGCAGGTTCATACTGCGATAGACTTCCATCATATCCCAGTCTGCATCACTCGGCGCATCGGGAATGTTAATAACCACTTTACAACCGTCGCTGCTGTCGGAAATCGACATGGTATGGGTAAGGCTCTCGCTTAGCCCGGTATAAATCTGTCGTTTGGTATGATAATATTTATAGGCGAACATATATCGTCCGCGATGACTCAGGAAATGATCCGCCGTGTCGCCCGTTTCCGCGCCTGCCGTGGCCTCCGCCATATCGCCTGTTTTCATTTCGCCAAACGTATCATCGACCGGCCCCATCGGTTCTTCTTCGATACCTGAATCTTCGTAGAGCACTACAGGACCGGCGCTTTTTCTAAAAACATACAGGTATTCATGGCGCGAGCATACGTCCAGGCTCTTTGAGTCGGCGGGACCAGTTGCCGTCAAGGTTTGGGTCGTACCGCTGCCGTCTTCTTCTTCCAGTTCCAGGCGCAGGGCGTTGGAATTATATTGATAAAGGAATCCCCGATGCTCCACGCCGTCAACCGTCATGGCCACGTGCCGGCAAAAAGTTATTTTACCGGACGAAGGCCCGGTAAGGGTCATTACGTGCACGTTGCCCGGATACCGACGCGCGGACCCTCGGTAGCGACCGTCCACGCCCACCATACGGCTCATGGTATTGTCGGGCAGATTGTCGGGATGGACGGAAGCGTCCATCATGGCCCCGGCAATTCTATATTCAACCTGATAGTCTGCGTTTGCCATTATGAAGAGATAGTCCTTTTTAATATTTCCATGAATTCCACCGGACTTATCAAGTTTAGCGCTTTTTTCCGGTTTTGTTCCAAGTACGTATAGGTTAAATCCTGCCCGTTCAAGTTCAGGACTTGCTGTTTGCCCTGTCGGATTACGCCGACGCCGTAATCCGTATCTACCACGAACATTTCCAAATTCGGCTGTGTGGCGCGCCAGCGGATGAAAGCTCGCCAAACTGTCCCGCAGACGTTCAAAGACTCCGCCCCTGCCGATGGCGGATTGCAATCGTGCATGACAATTGTGCCGCCTTCATTGATACTTTGCTGTGCATTTTCCATGTCACGAAGCACTTGTCTCTCTTCGTGACAGCCGTCGATAAATATGAGATCGTATTTTTTATCGGGATACGAAACAAAAAATTCATCCGATGTCATTTGGTATGTGGACACCGGCTTCGGGTCAATTCCTTCTTTTTGTTTACAACGTATTCGATCAAAACACCCTTTAGGGTCGCGAACGCCGATTTCAAGATAGGATTGATACCTATATTGATTGATTAGGCGGCGTATAATGTCAAACCGAAAACGAACATTATGATAGGTCAAGCCCAACTTACGTTTCCAATATGTAAAGTCGCCCCAATACGGGATATGCGTTTCATGCGTTTTGCACTCTCGGTATCCGGTAAAATTATTTCCATGCCGAATATCCAGGACCGGAAACTCTTTATCTATTTTTTCCGTTCGCCACGGGTCGGTCGTGGTCGCTCCTGGTTCTGGACGGGAAAAGAATTTGCCATTTTCCGTCTCTTCTTTACGAGATTGAAACGCTTCCTTTAGGATTTGCCGATGTCCACAGCAGCAACTTAACGGACCTGTCGCCATCTTGTCGCCGTATCCTTCATAATTCAATAAGCGGCGAGGCCCTTGGTAATAAATGACATCCTTTTTCTGGGGTTCAAAATCGAAATATTCTTCTGGGTACAACACATCATGTTCTGCAATAAACAGCACCTCGGAAGAACAAAAATCCAATCCACAATCAATCTGTTTGAATATAGTCTTTTGATGTCTGCCGAATTTCGTGCCGATACAGATATTCCGACCAAATGGTATTGGCTTTTGGGATATGGATATAATAGGGATTTCTCTGGCCGCCTTGCGAAGTTGTTCCTGACAGCATTTTTGTATGGACGGTTTTAATGCGTTATCCGTTATGTAAATAATCTCTTTATGACTCATTATTTTCAAACCTGTCGTATTCTTCCAGTCGCACTTCATCGCGCCAGTCCACAATGGCTTTAGTCGCCTCCACAGGATCTTCGCCCACGTTCAAAACGCCGGGGCCGCCGTGGTACAGGATTCGTCTCTCCGTAACCGTATGGTCAGTTTTATTTACCTTAGAGCATCCCACAGCCGCCTGCGCCCCCAGCGTCTTATCCCAGCCGGGCACGGGCCAGAATTTACCTACCAGCCACTCTACTCCATGAATTTGACGCGGACCCATTCCTCCGTAAAACATTTCCTGAATTTTTCGTCTGGTTTCGTCAACCTCTTCCGGCTTGGTGTCATGCGACGCTTTCGAGTTAAAAAGATGTAAACATTTTACATCGTTATGCAAAAGACAGCGTCCGCCGGAAAGCCATACTTTCAGCGACATTTCTGAACCTTCCGCCCCCCACTTGCTCCATGACTCATTTCTGCCTTGTAGCTGCCAATATCTGCTTTTACGCATCATCCATCCGCAGCCGGTAATGGACATAGATTCGATAACCGTTTCTTGTTCGTTTTTCTTTCCCCACCACTTATCCACCAATTCGGGCGTCAATCGCACTCTGCCGTAATTGTGGTTCTTGTTTATCCATTGTTCCCCTTCTATTTTTACCGCGTCCAGTTTGCCAATAACCAAATCCATAGGTCCGCAAATCGCTTTCAGTTTTTCGTCCCACCCCTCGCTCATTTCACAGTGGGCGTCCACGATAAAGATAAATTCGCCTCTTGCCTCTTTTGCCGCTTCATTCATTAAGACTCTTCTGCCCTGATTATTTGCATCTAGTTTCTTGATAATTTCCACGGAACCATTTGCGGCTTTTCTTATTTGTTCTTCAGTTCGGTTCAGATATATTTCGGACGGTAGCGAAATAATAATCACGCTCACCTTACCGGGATCGCAGGCCGTCCACTGGTTCTCCGGGCAGGACTCACTGGCCCATTCCGTCTTTTTCTGCATGTGACAGCCGCATTTCCGGCAGCGCGTGGATTCCCTTACCTTGCCGTTTTTCTCCACGGTCCGTTTAATCAGCATATCGCATTTGAGACAGCCTTCCTCCCAGCGCAGGATTCTTTCTTCCGGGGAGACGTTTACTTTTTCCCGCCGGGCTCTCTGTTTAGCGCGTCGATGCACGGCTCCGGCCAGGTTCAATGCCTGACGTGGTTTGCTCGGTAATTCGCTCAAGATTCATTCTCCTATATATAAGTTACGTCCCATTCTATCGTACCCCCGTTGCCGTCTCCGGTGCAAATGCCCCCGGTACAGTAGTTGTCCGCCACGTTGCAGGAATCGCTCCAAATCGCACCGCCCCATACTTCCTGAATAGACACACCGGCGTAGGTATTATCGTTCGTACCAAGGCCTGACGGACCGCAAAATGTAATCTTAACATGATCGTAATTAGGGGGATTAGTAAATCCGGCGTCATCCGTCGTCCAGGAACATTTTGTGGGTCGAACGTTGCCGCACTCCCAGAAGCATCCGGGTTCTGAGGGGGCCTTACCGAGCGAGGTCGTGTAATAGTAACCGCCCAGTCGGTAGGTGACGGTGACGGTATCGACGGAGCCACAACAGTCCGTACAAGCCTCCGGCGTCGTAGTCGAGGTAGTCGAAGTGGTTGTCGATGAAGTTGTAGTCGAGGTGGAACTACTTGTAGTGGTAGTGGTGGTGGAGGTTGTTGAGGACGTCGTGCCCGTAGTCGTTGTCGTAGTTGTCGTGGAGGTCGGAGTCGTCGTGCTGCTCGTCGTTCCCGTAGTCGTCGTAGAAGTCGTCGTAGAAGTCGTAGAGGTCGTACTGGTGCTTGTGGTCGTTGAAGTCGTGGTGGTCGTACTACTACTAGTACTGCTGCTGGATGTCGTACTGCTCGTCGTGCCCGTAGTCGTCGTAGAGGTCGTAGAGGTCGTAGTGGTCGTAGTGGTCGTAGTCGAAGTCGTGGCACAGCAATCGTCCGGTATATAAGCGTACAAATTGTTTTTATTAGTATCGTAGCATACCATGTAATAATCGTCGCAGTCCGGTACGTACACTTCCAGCCAGGTCGGGTCGGATGTACCGAGCACTTCGGATGGATTATTGTACCCGGCGCAGAGTTCGCCGATGGCATAGAGACAGCCCGGCCCCACATCGACTTCGGAGCAGTTCTCGATAAGACCGTCGCCGTCGCCGTCGGGATCGTAGCCAAAGTATTCCAATACGTAAGCCATTCCACTATACGGTTCCTATCTGCTTACGGACATTCAAAAATAGTTTTAATATCTATCTTAGGTATGAACGGGCCGGTAAACCATTGCCCGTCCCTGGTCTTAAATACCATAATCTTATCGTCCTCATCCCATTGCGGTACGCAGTCCTGGATTGCCAGGCCGTTCGGAAGCAATAAAGTAACATCCTGCGTGCTCCCGTCTTCCAACAGAGTTACTTTTACGGAGTCATCGTCGTCATCTACATCCGCCGCTACCGTGGCCGGATGCGGTTCGTATATTTTCATCGGGTACGTGGCGCCGGGATCGTTAACGGACGGTTTGAATCCGTCATTGTAATTTATCGCGCCCGCAATGTTTGTCGATAATAATTCCGGCACGGGAGACGTTATGGTTTCAGACGGGTCTTGCGGCTCCAGGTAATTCACATTCTGTGATTTTAACGCTTGTGTAGCTTCCCGACCGGTGAATACGGGGACCGGTGCGGGGCGTTGCAGCGTGAATTGTCTGCCGGTGGGCGGATAGTTCTGCATCTTAAAATCCCCTCATTCGCCGAGTGGTCCTGCCGTCCTGGTTCCGGGTGGACCCCTGGCTATAATCCTTCTGGGATATGAACATACGCAGCGACCGCATCTGGGCGGAATATTCCTTGCCTACCATGCCGTAGCGGATGGTATTGCCTTCCGCCAGGATGATTTTAAGCGCCGCGCGGGTGGCGACTACCAGGTCCATCGCCGACGGGAACGGCGGTATGATCTCAAAATCAACGTTATCTGTGGAAGTCACCAAGGCGGGACTCCATCCCGGCTCCACGGTTAATACGGAATCGCTCTGGGCGCTGACGACCTGATATTGCTCTACCGTATTATCGGTATTGGGCATGATATGAACTACGCTGCCCAGGTAAGAATTCGCCCGTCGGTCCCTATACCCGGCGGTGACGGAATCCGGTATGGTGATGGTATTGGCCGTATTATCGACGGTAGCGCTATTGGCCGCGAATAATCGGGCACAACCGTCCGGCTGAAACCGAACCGTAACGGTGGTTCCGTCGGCGATATAACCGGGCTGAAACCGAATCCAGTTATTCTCAATGATACATTTCGTGCCGTAGGGTGAGAGCCGACTGCCCTTTTTGTAAAATATCTTGGTTCCCGTATCGTCGTCGTCTTCGCCGATACTGATAATCTGTCCGACCGTGGGCGGAACGGCGTAGAGTTCGGTGGCGGAGGAATAAGTAAAGGTATATTTGGCCACGATTTTCGTATTACTGCTGCGCTGTAATTCCTGTAATACCTCAGCATAACTTTCTTCCAGGAGTTGAATAATTTCCTCCACCGAATACTTGGCGTTGGTTGCCGGTTCGTCGGTAATCTGTCGAACCTTGGCGACGGAGCGCACCAGAAAGGAATCCGAACCGCCGGTGATCCCGTCATCGACCGTCTAGGTTCCTACGACCGCCGTACCATACAGGTAGGTCTGTGATTTATTGGCTCCGCTGACCACCAGTGTTTCATCGTTGTCCCAGGTATGACCGGCCCCGGCGCAGAAGACATAGTAGGTGGCGTCGTCCAGCCAGAATACGACCTGCCCCAGATTGTCCGTAGTCAGGAATCCGGCGTAGGCCGGCGAACCGGACGAACTGAGACTTAACCAGCAGCGTGCGCCTTCGATGGCTACGCCGCCGGTCGTTTGGATAGTAAGCGTGCATTGATAGGCCCCGGCAACCGGCTGGCCGAGCGCTTCCAACGTATCGGTTATGCGGACGAAATCGCTGGTGTCACCGCCCGCCGTCATTAGGTTCGACAGTACCGAGCCGTCCACTACTTCCACCGTCATGTCGTCGCCGTCGGCGACCGCTGTCTTCATCAGGTGATCGAGATTGTTGGACACCATCACGTCCTGGGGCGTAGAGTTGAGAGTGCCCGAACTAGAGGAATAATTGCAGTTCATCACGTATAATGTTGCTGAATCATTCACATCAATATCGGTTTCTCCTCCACCGACACTATTACTATGTAATGTACAGTTAATTAAGGCCGCTTTCGTATCCGCATCATTAAGCTGTACGCATATAGCGTTGCCTGTATGATTGGAAGTGCCGCTGCAAAATACCTGCACATTTTCTACGACGAAGTTCGCTGCACCCAACGCATCGCCGATCATTAGGCCGACCATATCTTCAGATGAAACATCGTTACGATAGTTGTATATAGTGCAGTTGCGAATGATGCCGTATCCATCGCTGCCTACTATTATCCCCCTACACTCATTACCCACTGCTGATGGGGAATCCATGTATATGGCACAATCTTCGATGATGATATTCTGTGCCCCTGATGCGTTAATACCATCAAATTCATGGGTAATCGTACAACGACTGATTCTACAATCTCGTGACCCGCGTGGATACATCCCGTCCGCGACGCCCAAGACGATGCAATCTTCAACTACAACATTGCTGTGTCCCAAATAGCTGATCCCATGACCAAAGCCAGAACCGTCAGCCGTTAAATTCCTAATCGTGCAGCCGTCGCAGGGATTGATTGCATTGCCAGCCGCTGACTGAATAATTACGCCGCCCCTATCCGTTCCCTGAATCGTTACCGCCACTGCGGGCGATACCGTTTCTGCGTAGGTGCCCGGATAAATGATGATCGTGTCACCTGCGCTGGCGTTCGTTACGGCCTGTCCGATAGTGAGTACGGCGCTTTCAAAGCTATGACCTCCGTTGGAGTCATTGCCCGTCTTGGCTACGTGATGAACGTGGCTACTCTCCCCTCGGCGGGTAAAGACAGTGCCCGGTACGCCGAGGACCTGGATGTCGCCGGTGCTGCTGGCTGGGCATATCGTAATCATGTTCCCGTCGGTTTCCGCCGCCGTCAGGTCGAAATAGTAATAGCCGTCCTCCAATTCGGTCGGGTTCGTGTCATCGACCGCGTTCGCCGCTGCGCCGTCGATGCGGAGGTTGGCGGTGATATTGGCGGCGTCGCCCGCCTTGGGAACGTTGTCCGTCCGGTCGAAGGCGAATACGACCCACTTTTGTCCCGTAGTTTTTTTTATCAGGTCTGCCATTATGCGGCCCTCTTGAGAAACATTTCATAATATAAGGTCGGCTTTATCGCCGAGGTCGTCGTAGAACTCGTAGTGCCGGTCGTTGTGCTGCTCGTCGTTCCCGTAGTCGTTGTAGAGGTCGTTGTCGTACTAGAGGTGGTTGTGGATGTGGTCGAAGAGGTCGTACTTGTTGTGCTGCTGGTGGTTGTCGTCGAAGTGGTCGTGGTACTACTCGTGGTCGTAGAAGTGGTGCTGGAAGTCGTTGTTGTGGAGGTTGTGGTGCTAGTAGAGGTTGTCGTAGTCGTCGTGGATGACGTGGTACTGGTTGTCGAAGAGGTTGTGGAGGTAGTTGTGCTCGTGGTTGTCGTCGTTGTCGTGGTTGTCGTGGTGGTGGATGTGGTTGTCGTAGTGGTAGTAGTGGTCGTGGTGACGGCGGGCGGCGCGGCCTGGATGGCGCCGATGTCCATGCCATCGGTTTGAATCGAACCTATATCCATATACGTAGCCATAGTTCTACCTTACACAGCCGGTGGATTCGTATTATCGTGGGCCGGATCCCATGAGTGCCAAAACGTCATACAGAACGAGGCGTCCATACCCGCCCCTACCGAATCGCTGTCGGCATCCTTCGGTGAATAATCACGATGCAGATTAGTAACGTTCCCCGCGTCGGTGAACAATGCTGCTTCCGCTTGCGCCGATGCCACATCACCTCGGTCGCCCACGCCATCGCCTGCGGATACGTCTGTGAAGCTGGCGGAGCAATCGTCGGTATTACTGCAAAATAGATTAAAGAAACCTGTAATATTTTCGTTTATATCCGAACTGGAATCCATCCCTACGCCACAATCATATAATATAGAGTTTAGAACATGAAAGGCATAGCCATTAGCTCCGTTGTTTATGATTCCAGTAACACCTGCTTCATTTTCTCCGTCGGCAATACAATTGATATATACATCGCGTTGATTGCCTCTAAAATCAGCGTGGGCGGTTCCGTTATCGAAGGCGAGACAATTATAAATAACATCTGAACCTCCACAATAAAATCCTTGTTCCGAATTGCTATGAGCAACACACCCTATGAACAGGGCCGAAGTGTTTACACTCACGCCACGTGCGCTATTATCAAACATACAGTTAAAAAAGATGCATAGATTATATGGCTGGCACGCATTATCGGCGGCATTAGTAAACCGGCAATTGTAAAAATATAGATAATTTCCGACTGTCCCTTTGAATGAATCATTCGACGCTCCGGTAAAGACAAAGTTTTTGAAAAGAATATGTATTGACGATTGAGTTGAATACACACAGTAGGAAAATTGATCGCCGACCGGGTCCGCATTGATGGTAACAATCCCGCCGTCACCGGGAGTAGTGTGATACCCCTCAAAAACTATCGGCGTCTCGGAGGCCCCTACCTGGCCTGCGTCAATAAACATAACGCAATCGTTTGCGCCATCCTCTGTTTCGTAGTCGCCGGATGCCTTTACCCACACTTTTTCCCCGGCGGCTACCATATCAATAGCATGGGCTAGAGTCGCAAAGGCTAACTCTTCCGACAATCCACTATCACCGTCATCGCCGGTCGTTACATCAACATAATACGGACCTGCCATTATTCATTTTCCCTATCTACAGGCGTTTCTTTTGGCACATCAAAATATTCATATTCTCCATTTTCTATAAAACCATGTGTCTTGTGGACGTAGTTCTCCAACTCCAACGATTGGCCGTCTATGGTCACAGAGTCCGAATCTTTATATACATTTCTTTCCCTAATCGCCTGATTACACAGGGTACACGTACTGCCGGGCGGCGGTTCGCAATTCGATAAATTGCAGCGAATAAACGTGCGGGGCGTATCGTCGCCTGGAAATAGACGAACGCCTTTTTTTACACCGCCGTCGTCGATACAATCCGGCTGCCGAAAATTACAGGCTATGTACTCCGTGTCCATAACGCTTGGCGTAACCTGACCGCTAAAGTTTCTGCCGGTAGTCGTCATGTTACGTCGTCCTCCCTTAACTTCTCCAGGTATGCCTCCAGGTCCAGTCCCAGCTTTAATACCTTACGTAAGAGGGGGTCGCGTTGGAGCCATTGCTTCTTCCATGCCAAAGGCATTTTCTTGAACAATTTAAGTCGCGGAGTCACTACGTCGCGCAATATATCAACCCCTTGCAAGAGTTGCTGGTATTGAGCAGAGGTTGTGTCTATGTTAATATCCGCCATACTGTACGCCTTTATTTTAGCAAAATTTCATCCACTTTATCTTCGATGCGACGCTGCGACGCTTTCACTTCATTGATATTCTCTTTTAATTCATCACAGGATTTATCCAGGCGCTTCATACACTCATTATGTTCCACCTGCTCGACTTTGTCGTCGATCTGTCGCTGCAAGTATATATGTTCCGTATGCGCCTGCTTCGTTTGATATTCCACCGTGGCGCTCAGTCCGCTAAACGTCAAGACAACGGACACGATCACAATCGCGCACGCCAGGAGAAATTTCGGTTCGCGCCAACCATTCCCGTTGCGTTTTTTAGTCACTTCCGGCATAATAACCCCTTATCCCCCCAATACCTGTACCTTTCGCCGCCGTCGTTTTTCCGAGCGGACGTAAGACCGGTCCGTGAGCCGCCGAGCGTCGCGGTATTCGTTTGCGGCCAGAATGGAACCCATTTGTTTATTGTAGGAGCGAAACGAAAGGCGTCGGCGCAGTTCGTTTATTTCACCGCGAGACAAACGACGAAAATCGCCGCCCACGTTCAATACGTCGAAGAACCGGTTATGATAATCGTTTTCCCACCGGGCGATCACCCAGTTGCCGGTCTCTAAGTGTAAATAGAGAAAGAGTCCCGGTGTTTCCGGGAACTCCTTCTCCAACCAACGTCCGGTCTCCGTGTTACCGGAGACTTCCACAAAATGCCTGCGCGGATTGTATTTGCAGGGCAACATGATTGTACTCCTGTTCTATTACGTGGCGGAGCCGGCAGCCGGCAGTAGGAATCCGCTCGTATCGACGGTGTCGCAACCGTAACATTCATAGGAGAAGCACGAGCCGGGATCGACCAGGGCCGCATCCGTATCGCCGGAGTAAACATTCCTCGCCAGCATCCCGGTACTTGCCCCGGTCAGTTCCAGGGCGAAATCGCCCGTCTGGTCGTTTTGCAGGTAACAGCCTTCGATAAGAATGTTGGTGTTTACCGCGTCGGACCAAATCGGAGCGTTGGCGAAGTCGCCGATGATCCGACAATTCCTGATAATGACCCGATCCTGTGCGTCGTCAATTACAATGCCGCCTTCGGAACCGGCGGCTACGGCGGCGATCAGTAGGCAGTTCTCGATTGTGGTCTTGTCGGCCACATTCGCACTGGCCAGGGTGATGCCGTCAACCGCTTCGTAAGAGGTCACGTTCATAATCAACTCGCAGTTGCGAATCGTGCATCCGTCCGCATCGACGTCGATCATGGTGGTCACATCTACGGCGGCAATGGTAAACCTGAGATTGTCCAATATGCAGTTTGCCGCCGCCAGGTCCACGTCGGCCCCGGCTACGCCGGTGGCGCCGATGGTAATCAGGGGCCTTAGGTCCCCTTCTCCCATACCCTTGATGGTCACACCGGCCACATCGACATCAATACCGCTGGCCGCCGTGACGGACTCGGTATGGCCGGCGGCCACGTAGATCACATCGCCGTTACTGGCCGTACACTGGCCAATGGCGAAATCAATCGTGGCAAACGGCGTGTCCCAACTGGTGCCGTGAACATCGTCCGCCGTATCTACGGCCTGAGTGGCGCCGCTATCAACGAAAAACATACTGCCCGACGTGAGCATACCTGTTTCCTGTATCCCGTAACTATTGAGCACTTCCATAAGTTGTGCCGTTACATTATTAGCCATAATTTAACTCCTTATTTTGTCTCGTGCTACGTAGCGAAGCTACTTCGCAGAGTAGTAAAAGACTTGCGCCGGTTATGGTCCGGCGCAAGTCGTTTAATTGGATTCCGTAATACCGGCTATTTTAATGCCTCTGACATCAATCGGAGCCATTTGCGAAAACTGTTGGAACGGGGCTTCGAGCATCGGAATCACCCTTGACGTGGTGGCGGCGCGCGCCATATCGAATATGCCGCCGCCTTTCATTGCCATAATGAACTCGAACTCGCCGTCGAGATCGAAGTTCCCGCCCGAACCCGGCGCCGAAATTCCGCCTACGCTCATGGAACGCGGCGGCACGTACCGACGCAAATTGCCTTCCTTGGTCTTTAGACCGTACAGCGTACCGGACGCACAAAACGGACTGATGAGAAGGTCGAACGATTTACCGTCCCACTCGAACCCAATCTTATTGAACCCGCCCTGCACGTTTAGCGCCTTGCCGGTCCGGTCCCAGTTCAGCCGGGACGCGCCCAGAGACGCCTGTGCCAGGTACTTATTGATCACCTTCTGCGTGGTAATCAGGGTGTCGATCTTATTGCCGTAGGCTTCGACATATTGACCAATTTTCTCAATGAAAACCGTATCGGTCAGCGGTCCGGCAAGGTTGGAGGTTACAAAGCTCTTGAACTGGGGATAATTCGCCAGGGAAAAAGCCGCCGTGGGGTCGTTTTCGTTACGATTCCATGCGGTCGCATCGCCCCCGAACAGGGTTCCGGAGTCAAGAATCCAGTCCTCGACGCCGTAATGCCCGAACTTATAGACCGTACCGCCGCCGGCGGCGGTCGAATTCGAGTCCTGCAAGAAGACGTACTGGTCCGCTTCTCCGATATAATTACCGTCCAGGCCGCCGCCGTTATAAATATCCACTCCGGCCACGGAGGTAATGGTAACGGTGCCGGCCACCTGGTCCACCTTGTCCACGATCATCTGCGTTCGGGCCGAACTCACCATATTGATTAGCGTCGTCCCGGCGGCGTTGTTGTAAATATCGACGCTCATTCCCTCTTTCCACCAGCGGATACGACTGGACTGCGGCGTGAAGGTGACGTGGACTTCCGTGGTCCCGTCCCGCGCCATGCCCCAGTCCAGGTTCGCGTCGTCCGTGTCGATATAACCCAGATACTTGTAGCCGCTGTTGCCGTTCAGGTAAAAACTGACCGCCTCCAGGTGCGCCAGATATTCGCCCACCGTCTTCATATCGTCGGCGATGTCGGAATAGGCACAGGAGTTCAGGGATTGAGGTTTCAGTAGATAGGTGGGGATGCCGAAGTTTCCGTGATGGCACGCCAGGGGGAACGACCTCATAATGGTTCCCATATGAGGCGTCTGGGCCGGATCGGGGAAACTCTGTAAAGCGCTATACACCATCGTCTGGTTGGTTTCCGTCAGGGGCGTTCCGCCATGAATGGAAACCGGGTTTACCAATCCGGCCACCGAGGTTCTAAACCGGTGATTCACCTTCCAGCTTCTGCCGATCTTATCGGTCTCCACGTTCTGAGAGGTGCGGATCGTCTTGGTATAAATAGGGTCTATTTCCGGCAAAGACTCCATCGCTATCGTGGGAAGTTCTTCCCGGATCATGGGATCGAGAGTTGCCATTAACGTAGTTGCTACCGCCATAATAATTCTCCTAAAAACAAGGTTCATGTGTACGCGCACAGAGTCCGTACTCTATGTCGCAAAGTGGAACAACCAACCTTGTTGCTTAGGCGCTGGGCAGCTTTACCGGATGCCTTTGGCTAATTTGTGCAAAACTCTAGTGGCAAAGTTACTGCCGTAGTTCGGATCGGTGCCGGCAACTCGTTTCGGAGGCGTATCGCTCAGTGACGTGACTTCCAGGCCGTCCGGCGTCGGGCCAAATCCCGGTATCGGGGCATTGACCTTCCTGAACAGGTTCCCGAATTTCTCCAACTGGGTCACGGCGGACGCCATGACGCGGTTTACCAATTCGGGCCTGAGCTTTTCACCCTGGTTCATACTGACGATTACCTCGTTCCTTACTTGTCGCATTACTTCTTCTCGAATCTGGTTCTTCTGACCCGGTTCGAGTTCTTTCGTTAGCGTACCTAGTGTTTCGTTTTTGTCAAGTGCGGATTCGGCCCAATCGGTAAAATTCCGGTTGGCTTCGTCCGCCGCCCGCTGCGCCTCCATGCGGTCCACGGTTTTAATGGTTTTTTCCACGCGGTCCGGCAACTTGTTATCGCCGGAAGGCGGTGCCTGGGCCGCCGCGGGCGGCTGTTGGTTCTGTAAATCGTTTACGTCCATGCCGAATAACTCCGCCCAGCGGCTTTGTTCGGCCTCGGAAGCCGTATCGTCGCTGAGTTTCTGGTATAATTGCTGAATTTCCAGTCCGAGAGACGCCTGCTTACGCAGATCGGAGGCCTCTCGGAACCGCTCGTCGGCGCCCTGCGCCTTCTCATACGCCTTGATCGCCTCTTCTCGGCTTACCTGTCTTTCTTGTCCATCTACCTTGACGGTAAATGTTTCCGGCGCGGCGGCGCCCGGTTCCGGTGTGGTTTGTGGGGCTTGATTCGTTGGTTCTTCCGGCATAATTTACTCCTTTACAGTTGATATTGCGGCTCCTGCCCTTCCATAGGCGGCGCCATAGAATCCATTTCGGGCGCACCGGGATAGGGTAGTTCGTCCGGATAGGTTCCCAGCGCGGATTGATGTGCCTTGAGATGGTGGGTAAAGGCATCGCGCACTTCGGTACTGGCCAATTTGAATTCGGGTCCGCCCATAAAAGAAAGCAATACTTCAATGTCGATCACGTGCATATCGTTTTCGGAAACAATCACTTTGCCCGGCGATTCTCCGTCCGCGTACAGAATCACGTTTTCCAGTTTGGCGCGTCGGTAATTCTGCCATTCGATTTCAGCGCCTACGGGGATGTCCAGTCCCAGTTCCCTGACCTTGAACCGATATTCGCGCGGGGTGACGATGCCGTTCTGCAGCGCTTCGGTAAGGTCGCTGCGCTGCTGGGTCGGCGATTGGGGCATTTTCGAGCCGATACTGATTCGCACTTCGTGCGGGGAGGGTACGGAGTCCTGATCGAGTTCGATTTCGCCGCTGCGCACATTGTAGCGCACGCCGACGAGCGCGTCGTCGGAAAGCGTCAGCGATACGGCCTGCCGGTCGCCCCAGAGATTACGGGTGAGCCATAACAGGGCCTTATACGATTCGACCATCATGGACGCCAGCGATTGCATCGGTCCGTTCAGGGGGATATTCGCGGTTTCGTAGAGCAGCGAAAGAGCCTTGGAACTATCGACCCGACCCGGCGCATCGCCTTTGAACAAATCCGACTGCGCCGACTGTGTTTGCATCAGCGAGAGTCCCAGTTGCAGCATTTGGTTGGGGAACGGTCCGACGTTGGCCGGTGCGATATTGAACGGCTGTATCTTAGGGTCGAAAGAGCTTTCCTGGTAGAGTAAACATTTATCGCCGCCGCCGCGCGCTTCCTGTAGTTCTTCGAGGGAAATCCCCATCGTGGCCGACGCCAAAAGCATACCGTACAGGTCCAGATTCTCCACCTGCGAAAATGCCTGGTTCAACATGGCCTCCACTTCGTCGTTCAGGCCGATAAACTGCTCGACGAACCCCTTGGCGTAGAATCCTCCGACCTGGATATAGCGGGCGACATTGACCGGCATGGGCACTTTCTGATTTTTGTAACTATCGTCGCGTATCACCTTTCGACCCGCCATCGCCATGTAACGTTTGAGTATATTATCGTTACTGCGCATCCAGCATTCGACGAACCAGCACCATTTCTGGTTGCTGTCGTCACTGCCGCCGGAGGAACGGCCCGTCAACGAGGACGTTTCCTGCGCCCCCGGCGCCGTACCCATCGGCAGAGAGATAATTTCCAGTTCGGATTCGTCCCCGCTCTTGATCAGTTTTTCGTCGCGCAGCCAGTCGAGAGAGACGCAGCGCACGCGCAGGAGTCCCTCGACGTTGATCGGGTCGGCGGGTTCGGCGGGAATTCCCATCAATTCCCACGGCGGGATCACTTCCAGAGACGGCTGACCGTCCACCGGGAAGGCGCCGACGGCCACGTTGCCGAACTTGATAAACATGGGCAATAGGGTCTCTTTGAGCCGGTCCACTTTTTCTGCCGGCATCCGTTCATTCATAATAATCTGCCCGATGGACGCCTTGCGCAGCCCGTCCAGGCCGCGTCCCAGTCGCGTGACGCGGGGGGCGATGTCGATCTGCATCATGCGACCCAGTTCGGTCTGGTACGTATTGATGATGCCGTCGTATTTGAATCCGATCACGGTCTCGGCGTCGTTCAAATAGCGCACGTTGACGGCCCCGGTCAGGAAATTGATGGAACCAAAGTCGCGGATGCCCTGTAAATACAGGTTTAATATCATCCATTTTACTCGTTCCTTGTTGCGGTAAGGACCGGCGCCGTGCGCCAGTCGATACAGACATTCGGCCAGTTGTTTTTTATCGGTCGGCAGATTCGATCCTTGTGCCATACTTTATCCTATATTATGACTGATTACGAGTTCTTTATCGTCTGCCTCCGGCGGTAACTTGGTTTTGCGCCGACGGCGAAAATACGTTTGCGTTTTTTTTTGTCGTTGGTTCTCGTGCTTCCGGGCGGAGCGCTGCTTCGCAGAGTAGTATCGGGTACGTTTTACTTCCTGTATTTCCCCGTGCAGAACGGAGATTGCAATCAGGATGAAACCCTGTAAAACCAGTACGCCTAGGACTCCGCCAAGAATCAATACGTCCATTAGACGGCCCTCCGTATCGTTTGGCGTCTCGCATCGTTCGAGGTCCGTGCGCGCCGGTGCGTGCGCCGGGTCGCACGCGGCGCGCTCTGGCGTACGGCGTCGAGCAATGCCGGGGTGATCCGCTGCGAACCGAGACTATTCAGGTACGGCAGGCCCGTAATCGGTTCGTACATTTTGCCCTGTAAGATATTTTCCTCGAAGCTCGGCTCTTCTCGTTCTTCGGCGACGTTCACGCCGCTGCGGCGCGGTACGTAGCCGATCATGGCCAGGGCGTCCACGTCGTCGTCGTTCATTAAAAGCTGTAAATCCACGGTGAAATCGGCCAGGTGCGCACGGAGCATCCGAAACGCGACCTGGGTCTCCAACGGGTATAATTCACCCATCGTTTCCGGGGACGCCGGCAGTTTTAACTTGCCGGCGGCTACCCGCCATTCGAGCGCGTTGGCGATCCGCACGCCCTTGGACGTATTCACGGGATATTTTGGAGATATAACAGCCGGATGCCAGTCGAGATTCGCCGCCGCTTCTTCCACGGCCCGCCGCAGTTCCTCCGCCAGTCGTTTCTGGATGGCGATGGACTCCGGGGCCAGGACGTGACTCTGCCACCGCGCGCCCTGTGCTAATATAATCTTGCGCACGTCGTCCGGGGACGCCTTGCCGAGCCAGAGGTCCAGGACGTGGGCGATGTCGTGTCGGTCGAAGCCGGTAGTGACGACGCAGGAAAAATCGCTGGTGCGACTGACCGTATAAGCGAAATCGACCGTCGTCATGCGAAAAAGCGAGCGCACCCACTTCGCATAGGGGTGTAGCTGCGGTTCCATCGCGCCGTCGGGCAGGCAGAGATTATACGTAACGTCGGCGTCCCCGGGCGCCAGCGGATTGGCGCTGACGGGGCCGGAGGCGTGATAAAGATTTCTATCCTCTTTCAGGTCCAGTAATCGGTCCTGTTCGCTCATGGGCTTATTCATACATTCGGCGTAGAAGGCGGCGGCGCCCAAACGCTGCTTTCGTTTTATCAGGACCTCGCTGGTCCATCGTTTCGGCCAGAGCAGGTCGGTAAATTCCCCGCTCGGCATTTCGGTGCCGGCCTCGTAGATTCTGATATTCCAGAACTTGAATCTCTTGTCCGTACCGCTGCTGGCCCAGTACAGAAAGCTCTTGCGCGACAGGATGGTTCCGATCCAGAGCAATTTGCAGCCTTCTTCCAGCATGGGCATAATGATACGGAATAACATCCACTCAAAATCTTCGCGCATTTTTTCGCTGGCGCTTTTGGTTTTGGGATCGTATTCGGGGTCGTCCAGGATAAAGCGGTCCGGGCGGGCGCCGCGTTTGCGCCCCTCGGTGCTGAACCCGCGCAGTTTGGCGCCGTTGGCCAGGCGCAGGTAATGCCGGTTCCAGACGCCGCTGGCTATTTTTAATTTTCCAAAATCGTCAAGAATGCGGTCGTTGCCGTCCAGCTGCTCCATGATACGGTCGAACCGTTCCTCCACCATAGCATCGGTCGATAAACACAGGGCCGTATCGGAATAGGGCATAGTACACAAGTCCAGGAGCGGCAATTCCGTTCCGGCCACTACGCTTTTGGCGCTGCCGCGCGGCGCGCAGAGAACGTTATAGTCATGTTCCTGTGCGTCGCGTATGATCTGGTAATGGAACGGGGGCGAATCGAACCATCGTTTGTAGAAGTTAGGGACGGGTTTGAGATACCACTGCCGAAACGCCCACCACGCCGTTACGGTCGCCGCCGCCGAAGAACGGTCTTGCAAAACGCTCATGCGCGCCTGCTTCTGACCGTCTTTCGTCAAATGCGGATAATCCTGAGGCAGTGGGTAGTAGGAGTTCATTTCTTCTTCTTTTTAGCCTTTTTCTTTGGTTTACCCTCTATCTCGTTACCGAGCGAGCAGGGGACGGGTTTGTGCGTTTGGGGATCTCTTTGGGGCGGGTCCGGGTCCATTGACGGAAGCGGGACCACTTCTTCCCAGCAGTGTTTCGGGATTTGATTCGCATAGCCCGGCGTCACGTCCAATACCTGACCCTGGTTCAAGCGGCCCAGTACGCCGTCGTATTGTTCGATAATTCGTATTCTCATAATTACCTTCCTCATAACTTTTCAGAGTTCATAATCGTAAATAAAGCGGCCAGGGTCAGTATGCCGATTGACGCCACGGCGTTCGTCGAATAGCCCGGCACAATCCGATGTAGAATAGGCGCCAAGGTCTGGATCTTCTCTTTGTCCTGGATGAATTCATGCACTTTATCGCATAATTCATCGTAAGGGAGCCGTCGCCCGTCGTCCCGCTCCCAATAGAGAGGAGAGGGCAGGAACCCGATTCGACTAAACGCCTCACGAATATAGATATTCGCCGTGTCCCTATTGATCCGGTCGGTCAATAAAAGTATGTCGTCCGGAGATAATGCCTTCCCATAGCGGCTTGGCGATTCGACAGGTTTTTCCGTGTACTGCGCCGCAATATCGCCGGCGACGCGAAGTGCTTCTTTACTCTCGACCTCCGGCGGAGGTGTTTCATAGGGTTTACCAGACGCAGTCTCAGATAATGTGTTCATGGTTTTTTCCCTCGTGCTGCGTAGTGAAGTATCGGAACCGGGTTTGGAAATGAATTTACGGCGATTTTTCTTCGCCCGACTGCTCAAACTACGACGTTTGTCCTTCACGCTCTTACTGCGAGTGCGACTACTTCTGACGACGCGATACTCCGATTCGTCCACTACGTTGTCGGGAACCTTCGGCGCCAGGGGACCGCTAATATCATTGCTCGGTATAACCGTGCCGGGACGCATAGGCATAATCATTCCTCCGAAGTGTCGTACGTACGCAAAACCTTAACCTCCTCCGGGACATCGCCGGCATCAGGAGTTTTAAAATCGTCACCCATTAAAAATTTACTCAAAGTGGCCGAGTCCGTAGGAGCGTCGAATACGTTCTTAATGTCCAAATGAGCCATGTCGCCACTATCCAAAACTTGCTGAGACACTATATTACGCATCGCCATCTTCACGTTGCGATCAATCGCCACACCAATCAAATCCTCAACCTGACGCAAAGCGCGTAACTGTAAAGCAGGATTTTCAAAATTGTCCGAAATAGTATGAAGCAAAGTCCCTAAATGCTCCTCAATATTCCAGCCACTATCAGCCAAAACAGCGTTGATACGCTCTAAATCAAAGAATCCGCCCAAAGCAGATAACCGACGAGATTTCTTGGCAGGTGCATTATCTTCGACGCTTCTTTTGTCATAATTTAACATAGTCAAAAATTTATAAGAAAGTTAAAAGAAAAACAAGAGAAAAATACTACCCACTGTAAGTGAATATTCATCTTTATACGTAAGTGCAGTAAGAGTAAGTAGTTATGGCAAATATCATTATATATAGTAAGTGAATGATGGTGGATATATGAATAAATATTGTAAATGTAAGCGAGATCAATCTCACCCAATCCAAGACTTTTTTGGGGGCCGATGATAATCTGATGGAATACAACCACCCGCCGCCGCATACCCATTGTGGGGAAGATTTCCAGGGAATTCAAGTGAAATCCAGGCGGTTTACCTTCGCTTTTCTAATGCTCTACCTGCGGTTTCCCGGGCGCATCTGGAATCCGCGGCCAGGAAACGGCAAGCAAGGCGCCGGAAAACATCGTGTAAAGCCTTGACATATCGACGCTTGCGGATTATATTGCCTTCGCAGCGTCCGAAGTTATCCACAATCGCTTGTTAAGTTATCCACATTGTATTGCATAATGTTAGATGGAAATAAAATGTATGTGGCTATGAATCTATACCCTGGACGTCGGCTATTGTCGGCTATATCGCCCATCTTACCATCGCATTACATGCCGATTACAGGTCAATAATCGGCATTGCAATGAAATTCGACGCGACCGCGCACGCATAAATCATTACATCGCAGGCATTTACGCCGATTCTGTTAGCTTTTGCATCGGCAACATGCACATTTTGAGCGCGCATAAATGATATAAGTCCATACGTGACAGTATAATACGCGCATAATGCCAACGGTTTGGAATCAGGCGTAATCTGTAGTAGTTACGGCGCGGAATATAGATATATTATGCAATATCAGTATAAACCCTGATATTGGCATCAGTAATACTACTTAGATAGGTGTCAAATTTATCTCTATCCACGTTCACGTTTCGTTTGTGCATCATTTTGTTGTTTTTTTACATCATATTGTTTCGTTTGTGCATCATTGTTATTGTATCTTACCTATTTTAACATTCTGATTACCTATTCACCCTATCTTGCCTATATTAACACTCATCTTCTCTATTTACCCTATTTTATCCAGCTTACCTAATCGTCACATCTTACCATTTACCAATCTTCGCATTTTGGTCACTCATTCACCATTTTGCGAACGAGCGATATTTCGCTTTTTTGCTTAATTATGTAAACTCTTTTCGCACAAGCACTTATCAATACTACGTTATATAGTATTAAATATTATCTAATAAAAGTGTATCAAATCGCTTGACTTTGCATCGTTTAAATGGTATTTATTTATAGACGTTGTTGTTGTTATGGATTTTTTTTTAAAGGGAGCCAAATTATGATTACTGCTGATTCTATTGAGACAAGCGAGCGGATTTTACATGAGTATCTATCCCCTTATGGCTGGTCTATGCTGGACGTTGGGGTCGGTCTGAATAAGTTTATGGACGTATTCGGGCAAACCGGCCTCGCAGCTATGCTGCGATACATCTCTTTTTCGGCAGAAAATACGGATGAATCCATCATTGCCGCGACTATCGGCCATGATCTGATGGGCTGCGAATCTGAGTGTTTTTCTCCGCGTACGTCCGGATATTAAGCCTAGCGCGTCTTTGCGTTCTCCCGGGTCGCTCCCGGGAACGCGCTTTTTGTTAACATTATATAACCTCTAATTCGAAAGGACGAAAAATGAAAAGGGTAATTATCGCAACGACACACACTGTGCATGGCATGTTGGAGCAAGGCGGCGTCTGTGGCCGGCGCATATCATACGCCGGCGCCGATATAGCCGAGATTATGGAGTGCAACACCAGCAAAGCATCTGCCTACAATGGTACAGAGTTGGTGCCAGGATGCGACCATGTGACGCTCAATCAATATCTTGTGAAGCATGGTTACAAAGGCCGCGTCGTGCGGAAGGGCGAGTTAATACAATAAGTCGGGTAATACTTTTGGTTTGTAATAAATCTATGAGCAACAATAATTTGATTTGAAAGGGATGAAAAATGAACCTCACAACAGATCACTCTAGCAGTAGTTATAACTCACCAGTATTAGTGGACGATAGCGGCCAGGCCTACGGGCCGCATGATGTGCTGCCTTGTGGGTCGCGCGCATCTGATTATGTCGCAGACCACCCACAATGCGGAGATGAGGATCTCCGATCGGTATATCTATCGCTCGCTCGCCACTTGAGCATTACGCCAAAGACTACCAAATCGCAGACAACGCCGAGCATATCATGCTCATTTGGCCGTGATATTGGTATCGATGTTGTTACTTGGGGGACAATGATTACCTCAGATTATGGCCATGCTAGTTACGGCGATACCCCTGAGCAGCGGCATTATCATCTTTACGATATGCGCGCGCGCGCGATCGCGATAGAGTACCTCGATGCCGCCAAACTGGCGGATTGGGGAGCCGCTGCTCAATGGTCCTGGAGCGAGGATCTAAAGTCCGCCGCTTATGCAAAAATACACGAAAAACATCCAGGCATGGGCAAAAAAAAGGCCTATAATACCGGCAATCAACTGGCATCTCAAGCCTTAGCCGCTGCCGAGCAATACTATGCCTCATTGGCGGCGGGGCTGGTGGATATGGTCTATAAGATAGATAAAAAAGCTCAACAAAGCGGCAGAACGGTTTGGTCCACAGCGGTATATGAGGATCACTACATCGTCAAATTTGTGCCATACCCGACGCCTGAGGGAGCTAATATAAGCCCCCTAATTACCGTACAGCGTATTACTCGTGCTTCGCAGCGTAGCGCCGCTACGCAGAGTAGTAGTAGATTAGATAAGTAGCATTTTTTAACCCTGCCTCCCGCGCGGTGCGGGGGGCGGGATTTTAGGAGCAACAAAATTTTGAAAGGGTGAAAAAATGAATTACCTGGTTCAAATCGACGACGGATGTCTAACATTCGTCAACCAAAGAGTTTATCGCGAGCGATCATTAGGTGAAGTGATAGCAAACATTCAGCGTCAACGCAAAGACAATGGCGAATCTTATTGGCGACTACAATCGCCAGTAGACGTTTACGGTGGCGCTGGGCGGCTATATCGTACTACCGGTCGTAACCACCTGGCTGGCAATGAGTTTGTCATGATCTTTCCACTGGCGGGCTTGGAGAACTACTAAACTTTAACAGGAAGGGTGTAAAAATGAAAAGGCACTACGTAAAAACTTACGGAGTTCGGGAGATAATATGGAAAGGTAAAAAGCGCTTTTGCGTTGTTTGTGACGGGCGACACCATCCCGACATGAACTACGCAAAGAGGGCGTTTGCCCTCAAAGAGGCGAAGTGTTTCTGCCGTAACGTACATGTCAACTTTACTGACTTCCAGGGTAATCACGTAACCTTTGAATATATAGAACAGGAGTAAATCATGATTATCAGTAAAGACTTAAACGAGGAGATCATCGCCGTTCTGGATAATCTCATCATCGACCTGGGCGAAGCGCACGCGGTCGAGAAGGACGCCGGTCACTATGGAGATGACGGCTGTAAGTATTGCGACGACATCGTAGCGGGTAGTCGGTTACTTAATAAACTCCAACATTTAAAAGAAGGTGATTTAGTTGACTAAAAAACTGTATAGCGTGGAATGTCCTGAGTGTGGGCGCGAAGGCAGGATCGAAGCTTTTTGCGGGGATATGATCGTGATGTCCTGCCCGGAAGATTGCGGGATATTCTACGCGGACTTTGAGGCAATACTTACTTGTGATCGGGTATTATCCGGGATCAATGCGGACCTGGAGAACTATTAAACTTTAACGTAAAGGAAGGTGTATTATGAGTTTACCCACATTTTTTAGTTATTGCGGCGCGCATGCGCTGGCGTTTGAAATTGGCGATATAACTGTATATTTCAGTTATCATACGCCGGTCGCTTATTATACTAATGGTTCGGGTTCTGTTGTGCGGGAGAACGAATGGGGACCGACAACCGGGAAGCACTTAAACGCCATCGACAGCGGCGACAAGGAAAGCCGTATCCCCGGAGATGAATTCGAGAAGCGTTTGGAGGAATTACTGAATGTCAAAACGTGACTGGTTACTCGTGCTTCGCAGCGCTTCGCAGAGTAGTACTGGTCTTACTGGCATTTATGGCTTTATGCTGAAACGGAAAGGTGTGTTATATGAATAACTTACAACTACAAACCTGTAAATATTGTCAGGCAGAACTTATGCGTATAGCGGGTATAGTTAAATTACACTATCCGCGAGGTTGCACAATCGCCCAAGTTGAGGAGATTGTGACAAAAAACTGGAGCGCTTTTCAATCAATAAATCCCGACTCAAAAGACGCTGAACTAGTTGTATGTGAAGTTGCTAAGAGAATTAAGAGGCTAAAAACCAAATAACGTAAGGGTAAAAAAATGAAACAAATCTTGTCTGATATTATGGGCGTCGTGGTGATGCTCGTACTGATATTTATCGTTTATATGATCCTGGTAGGGATCGGAAGGTAACATTATGAAAACTGAACATACAAAAGGGCCGTGGGAAATTCATAGTGATTTGGGGGAACCTATGCCACAGTTTATCTATGGCGCAGATGATACTTATGTCTGCAAGATCAAGCGGGATATTGGCAAACAGCCATCGGACGCGAATATAATTAAAAGATTTAACGCCAACGCCCGCCTGATTGCCGCGGCGCCGGAATATGACGATGGGTCCCGGTTGGTGGTGGAGTGGTACGACTTAATCAAACAAAATTACCCGGAGATGGCTGGGCTACTCAAAGGGATGGAAATATTAAAGACCGCCATAACCAAAGCGGAGGGGAAAGGGTAAATATGTATAAAGAATCATCGACGCAAAAGAAACTAAGGGGCGATTTGACGCGACGGCAATATCAATGTTTAATGTGCATCAAACATTTTATGCAGATCCACCAGATGTCGCCTACCACGCGGGAGATTGGCAGGCGCCTGGACATCCAAAGCCCGGCGGTTTGCTCGTTGATAAAATGGCTGGTGAGAAAGGGATATATAGCCAAGGCGCCGCGCAAGGTACGGGGGCTTACTATTATCAAACTGCCGGCGCCTCGAATCCCCAAGAGAGAACCAATCCCTCTACCGACGATGTAATTTACGCCATCGCAAATAACCATAGATGGTAGCCGGGCTTTTAAGGCCCATCAACTGGGCTATCTTCGTCAGCGATAGATTGTACGTGATCCTCAACTTCCACGCACAGGCCCGGCGGCATACAACGCGGTCGCTCCCTTTGTATCGCGGCTTTAACTGGCCTGCCGTCATTCCATGCTCCCTCGCGACATCCTCAATAATCTTGCGGCAATCTGCATCGGTAACCAATTCGTCGTCTTTGGTTCCGATCGTCTTCGGCGGCTTTAGGCCAAGCCCTCGGTAGAACTCTGCCATTTGCACTTCATCAAGTTGTATGGCGCAAACGTCGGTCCCTCCCTGCTCGATGCGAATCTGTATCGTGTTTGAATCAAGATTGATAAACAGTGTCGTATTTCGCTCGGGCTGGTTTATTTGGATCTTTGGCATTAGAACAATTCCCCCTGTTGTGGCACCGGCCACCATGTTATCATCTTCGTTGACTGTATTGTGCATTGTCGAATAGGGCCGTTTCTCACGTATCCGGCGTCTCTCAATTCCGGCAGGCGCCGCGCCGGTTCGTGGCGGTCGAGTCCGCAATGCGCCGCTACCTCTGCCGAGGTCATGCCCGGCTTATCTTGCACTGCCCACAAACATATACTACGATGGTTATTCGCCTTGCTCTCCACGTTCGCCGCCGCTATATGCGAGGTCGGCGGGTCTGTTTTTCGCGCTAACGCTTTCATATTTTTAGATGCCTTGATATTTTTCGTATTTTACGCATTAGAAGCAACGCATATTCTTCTCTCTCTTTCCAAGTGGCTGGTTTTTCTATTATATTTTCTCTATCTATTTCATCGTGACTATAAAATCTTTTTACGTACATTCTCTGGGCCGCTATCCATAATCGACCCTTGCGGGAATTATAAGCGAAATTTATTTTCATCAATTGACAAACCGGGCACACAAAATCTCCCTTTCCTTTCGTTTCTTCCTTCCAGCCCTTTTTTCTTATTGCGACAAGGGCAAACGGATAAGTAAATTTATTCGTTCGCAGCGTGTGTGTTGTCCTGCACATATAGCATAGGGCAAAGAATCGCGGCATTCTTTTTATATTTGTACCTCTAAAATCCGGGACTGTTCTCATTGTTATTTCCTTTCCAAATTAAAGGGGCGGGGCGCCGGACCGTCCGGCGATCGTTCATTACTTTGTCCAAAAGAAGTAGTTTTTTTCTCATTATTTAGACTCATTATCACGCTCCCTTCCGGTTCCTACGTTTTCGTTTTCCCCGCCCCCGACGGTAAACAAACATTGTTCCTCTTTTGGTTTTTCTTCTTTCGATGACTCAAACAGATACGGCTGACTTAATTCCTTTTCGATCCGCTGCTTGGCAATCTCGTAGTATTTCTGCTCGATCTCGATCCCGATGAATTTTCTGCCCGTGCGGATACAGGCCACGCCGGTTGTGCCGCTGCCCATGAAGGGGTCAAGAATAGTTTCGCCCTCTTTGGTCATTCGCTCTACTAATAAACACATATATTCAATGGGCTTCGGTGTTGGGTGATCTGGCATTATTCCCCGCACCGAAAAACACATTACATTTTGCTGTAGCATTTTTGGTTTAGATATTGCCACAACAGCAGCAATCCAATTTGAAAAACCTATCGGGCTTCTGGTTCTACTATTAGTATTCCATGCTGCGACAACATCAACAAAATCATTACCTGCGAGTGGTATAGAGTCAGCCAGCCCAGCCGAGCCAGTTATAATCACAATCATTTTTACAATCCGCTTGGCATCACTATACCATTGTGTCGCAAATCCATTGTCCCAGTCGGCTTTGCCGCACCCATACGGCGGGTCGGTTATCACGGCATCCACGCTTTTGTCCTCCATCGTTTTCATTACGTCCAGGCAATCGCCCTGGATCAGAGTCATGTCGCCAATCTGTTCAGTTTCATGCGTCATTTTAGGTTTTCATTTAGCTCTGCGAGGAGCTTTTTTAGTTTCTCTTTGGGAATAACAAATATTTCTTCGGTAACTCTTTCCTCGCCTTGCTCCCAAATATATAGATACACGTTAATATCTGCGCTCATATCGAAACATTCGTCGTAAAAATGCCAGGATGAAGATAATCCGCTCTCATCCTCCCACGTAATTTCAGCGTATGTTCCTTTTGTGCTCATATTCTCGTCCTTTCATTTCATCCACGCCAACTTTCCTGCTTATTTATCAGGCATAAATTCCATCGGGTCGCCGTTCTGCTCCATGGTAAAATAGGTGAAAGCTGAGCAGGCGGTCAGTAATATCCAGATCGCATGTTCAGCCTCAAATTCACAGTCGGTTCGATTTGCTTGTTCTCGTAATCGCCTACTTACTTTGTAGGTATCATTCTTCTCCTGATCCATATTCATATATATGGTTGTTTTAACCACATACTCTATTTCCTCCGGGGTCATTTCGGCTGCGATCTTATCGACCCATTCGGGATGTTTAGGGGTTCTTATGCAGACACTTATCATGCTTTCGTCCTTTCATCCACGCCAACTTACGCAATGTCTATACGTGTAAATAGTTACCGCCACATCCAACTGGTCTTTAATCGTCCGCCCTAATATTCGCCCATGCGATTCTTGCCACATTTTCCCTACTGTGTTTCTGTGATCCCGTCGCAAGGCGAGTGGCAGGCCGTAAAAGATAAACCACAATATCGGGTCGCTAAATCTACATTTTCTCATCGCCCGCCTCCGGTTTCAGTAGAGCCTTGGCTTTCCTTAATTTACAATTATCTTCGTGAACTATTGCATCTGGATTTTCCCAATCTTCATTGGGCGCCCAATGATGACAGACAACACAGCGACATCTTGGGCGGCCGTCAAATTCCTCCGTGTGTAGTTGAATATCCACCACCAACTCCTGTAACAGGACGAGGGCCTTATCGTACTCGTCCTTTAACTTAAACAACTGCAAACCTTCCGACAGGTCCGGGCAATCAACATCGTAAGGGCACAGCAGAGGATTTATGTTACAGGCGTTGCATTTATTCATCGTTCACCTCCTGCCGCTTTATTCCTTATGGCGGTCAAGTCTTTTTTCAACGGCTCGTCATCCATGACAAGTAATACATCATCTAACTCTACCGCCAACTCCTGTAATATGGTGTCTTTTTTCTCAATCTCGGCTTCCAGTTCGTTGACGTAGCAGTTGGCGGACTGCCAAGGCTTTATGCAGGTATAATGCGATCCACATTTCCACTCTCGCCTTTTTGGTGTATCTTTTTCTGAGGGACCACATCCGCAAAATGGACAATCCTTTCCTATTTTTCCGTTGTATGTACGCAATCCGCTACTCATCCTGCGCCTCCTTCCGTTTGGCCTCATACGCCGGGTAATAAGACTCTAGCCACTCTTTTAAATTTGACGGCTTAACGATTCGTAATAATCCTCGTTCGGCGCATTCCCGGTTAAAATCCTCTATCGTGATCGGCGGTTCGCCCTCATCGCTGCGCCGATACCAGATCATGTGATTGAGTGACGATCCGCCGTAATCAACCGCACGCTGCCAACCGGCCTCGTCCATCGGCCAGTGGTTAATTGTCACCCCGTTATAAGTTTTGTTATATGGACTTTCATTGCGGACCGTCCACTCGACATAAGGGTCAAGGTGGGCGTTCGGCATCGTGCCAAAGGGATTCGTCAGCCAGGATTTAGCGTTTGTACCTACCATTGAAACGGTCTCATGGTGGAACAATTTCAGGCCCATACCGTGTAAGAATTGAAATGCCTGAATCGTTTGCAAATGTGAACCAAACCACCCACCGTCAAAATACCACCCTTCCAGGCCCCACTCTCTGGCGAACTTACACAGGTCTATCGCCTGCGTCTGCCAAGGCTTGTCGCCCCAAATCGGATTGTATGGATTTTGATAGGTGTAACCTAGTACCTTAACACCTTGGGAATGAGCGTAAGTAATAAATTCTCTTACGGCCTGCTTGTCGGTGTATTCATAAAATAGATAACGCTTGCCCTCCAATGGGCTAATACCTAACGGCTTTGATCCGCCCGACCACAGTCCACTAAAAAGAATCACGGCGCCTGTCCTGCACTCTTTTAGTTTGTCGATGTTTTCTGCAAACCACTCGAAGTTTCTGGTCTCATATAAGATGGCCACGTGAGGATCGCCCTTGTGCGGACTTATCTTCGGCGTGTTTACATTGCCGTTGATCCAGTAGTCCCCATCGTCGAGGTAATATTTGTCGTCTGCAATACAATCACACGCCTCGCCGTAGCGTATGTCGCGTTTTGATATGACAATCTCATTCATTATTGCGCTCCTTAAATTTAAGAACAGTCGCAGGCCAGTTTAACCGTCCACACTGGCTCCGTTTATCCGACACGCCACCTTTCATCTCGTGTTTTTTGAGACCACTCCCGGCCCGGTAAGGCCGCCGCGACTATTCACTTTTCATTAACGTTTCAAAGGCGTGCGGGCGCAGAGAGATCGTGAGGCGCACCCGCACGCAATAGGAGGCTCTACTACCCCTATTACAACGGCTTCACGCTTCGTACTAATTTTTTGGAATCAGTGGGCATAGTTGTTTTCAGCGTCGCCCTTTGCTCGTCTGTCAGAACTGGAGCCAGTGACGTAACCATCCCGGTTGCCGCCTTTTTGGTCTTGTGCGATTTATAGCCTGCGCCGATAGCGGCCAAAAACGTTCCCGCAAGACTGAGCCATACGGCAACGGGGGCAGGGGTTACGCCTGAAATTTCTTTTAATCCCTGCCCCCACAACTCTAACTCTGTACCAAGGTTGGCGTTCGTTTCAATCGCTGCGTCAATTTTTTGTTTCCACGCCGTCACCTTGTCGTCGATCTCGGCTTTCTTTTGTAAAATTTCATCCGCCGTCGCCATCGCCGCGTCGATATTGTCCTTAATCTTCGCGGCAATCTCTGGGTCAATATCGGGATTATCTAGCTCTGCCCGCATATCTGCTACGGCCTGGCGCACAATTTCTACCTGGGACTGCACCTCCGCCGATTGTCGCTCGTATTGCGCCACCGCAGACTGCATGGCCTCTATGCGCTCGTTAGATGTTAAATGACAGCCGCCCACGTACGCCGCCGTTATCAACAGCAATATGCCGGTCAA